TAGATGTAGTTTGTCGCGCTTGTCGGATACGTCGCCTTAATGACTAGCCCATATGTGACACCAGAAGTGATTGTGACATTGGCGAAGTTAAAGTAAATCCACTGCCCACCACTTGTTGAGCCACCGGCTTTAGTAATCGTGGATGGATCTATGGTATTGGTTGCGGTGGCGACAACTGTTCCATTTGGAAACCCGGCCGAGGTCTGTTGAAGTTCACAACTGAGAGCGTAACCAGATGGGATCGTTCCCACTTGCCAAGCTCTAAAGCTTGCAGTTCGCAGCCGGTTTGAGGTCGCGAGAAAGGTTTGGCCAGCATACGCTTGCGTGGTGTCTACTTTTAGCTGCGCACCTGTGTTTGGGCCAGCATAGTTTGAAACGGTTATACCTTGAAAGTTTGTTACATCGCAAATCTCGTAGAGGTGAGCGCGGTCTACAGAGTCGGGGTGAACCATGTCGGCAGCAATGAGAACATGGTTGTCGTTCGATGGGTTTACCACCAAACGATGCGGGGTTTTGTACCACGACACATATCCGGATGCTGACCATCCGTTATAAAGAGATGGAACCAAATTGCTGATTGCGTAGCTGGTGAAACTTGGGGTCCCAGTGAGTACGTTTGCGGAATATCCGATTCTGGTTGTACCATTGGTGATATCACCAAACACAACATATGCTTTGCCAGAAGAGGTCACTCGGGCATCCATGATGTACTGAGCGGTGTTGAGGCTGCTTACGTTAACGGTCGTTCCCGTCAAATTGCCTTGATCCCAATACGTGTACCGCACCCAAGTGCTGTTGTCAGAGACAAACAGATGAACTCGGTGAGCGGAGCCGGTGCCGGTAATGAACATGCTGGGTGGAAGAGTCCACAGTGCGACTACGTTCACGCCTGCACCTAGATATGTTGTGGTACTTCCGACCCACGAGAAGAATTTGGGTTGTAATGAATTACCACTGTAATCATTTGTGATGGCAACAAACGAGGCATCAACGGGGTCAATACCAACAATACTTACTATGTCGACTGAACCACTGGCATGAATTTGACCCATGCCGCCGCCAGCGTTGTATTGGAAATCGGTGAAGGATGATGCACCAACTGAAAGGTCACACTGAATGGCCCAAACTTCAGAGTATGTTCCGCCGCTTTTGCCGTATGTTGAAACTATTCGTCCGTTGTTTGCAACGGCCAACTGATTTGAGTTTTGATAGTTGAAATTGCCCTGAGCATTTTCATACTGAGCGTAGCCTTGTACGCCAGCGGAAGTTTTACTTCCAAGCTCAGAAAATGTCTTGCCGTAATCAGAAGACCCAAACCAATGCCACAAAGAGTTGTTTGACGCCTGTTTCTCAAGAACCCGAACCAAAACATATTGCCTATTGAGTGAGATGGCTGCATCGGTCTTGAGAATAGTTCCAGCAATGCTACCGCTGATCTTCGATAGGAAGTTCTCTCCCGGCAAGCGAATGGTCGATGGCTCGTAGATGCCAACATCAGCAATAGAGACAGACTCAAACGTAGCTGCCACACCGCCGAGTTCAAACTGATAATCGAACGGTTCAATTCGAAGTTGTGCCGGGTATTCCGATGCCGACAGGCCCATCGAAAGATCGAGCGAGTTCGTGTTCGTCAGAACCAAAGTTGTCTCATCTGCGCCAGAACTGTAGGTGCAGCTTGACACCGGGAACAGTTCAAGAATGTTCGTGGTAGCGTTGAAGATTGAGACAAGTTTTGGTTGCGTGAGAGCGCCGTCAGGGTAAACGAGTTTCGATACCTTGACCTTCTTGCTTCCTGTTGAGGTGAACAGGTTGGTCACATCACCCTGAATCTTGAACGTGTTTGAGGATACAGCCGTAGGTTTCGGAGCGATCTGAATGAGCGACGCAACGATGATGCCTTCAGCCGAAGACACCTTGGCCGACACGGCGCCGGAACGTGAATAGGTTCCGCTGAGATTCGATCCAGAAAGCTGAAGTTTTGATCCAGAGACAATGGTGTTTGAAAGAGTGCCGCGCCCAGTGGCGTTGAAGTCGTCCCACATCTGGCCCGGTGCTGTGGCGAATGCCGCCCCGAGTTCTCGTGCGGTCAAACCACCCAAGAGGTCAGTGCTCCCACCACCTCCACCGCCGATGTCGCCGTTGACGATTGCGGCGTAAAGTTGCTTGTTCAGTCCTTTGGCCGTGACGTAGATTTTGGTGTCGTTGATGAGTTGCGAATCGGTCCCGCCTGCGGAAGCCAATTCAGCCGAACTCTTCACATCTTCATTTTGAATTTTGCCAGCCATCTTTCACCTCAGTAAGAGTAAACCGCCACCAAATCTTGGCCCGCTTTTGGGGCCGTCGTCATCGTAATACTGGTACCACTTCGAGAATAATCCGAAACGAGCAGTCCGTCACGGAACAGAGAGAAGGAACCCGTGGTCGGAGTGTGAGCCAGAGTGAACGCGGTATTTGTGCCGTTGATTGAACCTGAAGGCGTTTCCGCCACCATCGTTCCACCACCGCCACCAACCACTGAAAACTTTGACGTTACTCTTGCCACGGGTTCCTCAGCTCAATTAATACGCATACTTGACGAGAAGGACATCGCCGGCCACGAGCGCCGCCGCACCACCGGTGCAGAGATCTCCGCCAGTCTTGAACGTCAAGCGGGTTTTACCACCAGCGCCGCCGGTCAACGAAAGGTCATAATCCACACCTTCCGTCTGTACGATGCCTGAGATCACGAGGTCAAGGCTGTTCGCCTTAACGACCTGCGCCAAGTCAATGTACTGAGCGGTCACGTCGCCGGAGACAAGGGTTTTGCTTTCCTTGTTCCATGAGAACGTGCCCTGCTTGCCCGAAAGAGCGGAGTTGACAGCCGACACGCTCGGTGCCTGATCCGTTTCCGAACCAGCGAGGGTGTTAAGGACTGCCGCCGTTTTCGCGCGCGCCGCCGTGAAATACTGTGCCGTGCCTTCTGCAACGTCGCTCGTGGTGAGAACCACAACTCCGACCTGCCCGTTGACAGAGGTGACTTCGTTGCTGTTCAGCGACTTGAACCACTTGCCGTCGGCTCCGTAGATCACGAAGTCGCCAACTGCGAAGGTGATCGCCCCGTTGCCGAAGTTGCGAGTTCCAGCCACCGTCACTTCATAAACGTCGCCAGCATTGCCGGTTCCGTCAGAGAGCGAAGGCGTGTTGGTCGAGGCATTGTACTGCCCCTGAAGTTCCATCACGGTGTTCGGCAATTGCGATGCCGGAATTTTACCACCACCATCAAGGGTTGCGACACCGCTGTTCGCGCCCTTCTCCGATGAGCTGATCTTCGCGCCGAGAGCGGTATTCACCGCCGCGACAGAAGGAGCTTGGTCGGTTTCGCTGCCAGCCAACGTGTTCAGAACGGCTGCGGTCTTCGCGCGAGCTGCTGTGAAATACAGGTTCGCGCCTTCAGACACGTCGCCAGTGTCAAGGGTCACTGAACCGGTCTTGCCGGCCACGCTCTGCACCGGAGCCGCCGCCGAAGCGCGTCCCGTGGTGAAGTAAAGGTTCGTGCCTTCAGCGATGTCCGAAGTCGTCAGGACGACGACGCCCGTCGCACCGTTCACCGATGAAACCGGCGAGCTGGCCGAGATCAACGATAGAACGTAGGATTTGCGCGTCAGGCCGTTGTTGGTGGTTGGATCGGCGGCCACTTCTGGTACCGATGCGAACTCAACGACGTCTGACGAATTGACGCGAAGGACGTTAATGTCTGCGGTTCCGGCAGCGTTGCGGCTGCGGAGCCATCCACCAGAAAGAAAGCGAAGCAGTTCATCGGTGATCTGGTTTACGCCGATGAACTTTGTTGTTAATTTAGCCATGAGATCTCCTGAAGGTTAATAAAAGTAACTTACTCTCAACTGGTCATTCGCCGCTAACAGCGCCTCAAGCCCTAGACCGGTCCAACTGAGTTGGTTTCCGCTTACTACGAAGTCCGTTCCATAGACTTGAGCAATACCGCCGATCATGTCCACGGTGACCGCCGTGGGCTGAATCGGAACGTCGGGCAGCGTAATGGCCTTGTTGGTTATATCGGCTGCCAAAAGGATTGGGTAAATCGTTTTCGGTGTGATGCTGGACCCACCGCCGCCTCCACCACCGCCGCCAGAACCACCGGTCGTGAGGTAAGCAACATAAGGGACTTGGCCTGTTTGCGGGATGCTCCCTACGGCAAATTTGACCGCCTTGGAAGCGCCAGAATCGATCAGCGTGAAGTCGGCAACCACCTTCTGCACCACGTCAGCAAATACGATGAGCGAATCCTGATTCACCGGTACGCCGGTGAGAACGAACGTGTCGTTAATGCCGTCAACCGTGCCGATGGGCGTTTCTTGCTTGAGTCCAATTCCGTTGATTGCGGCGTCGAGCTGAGTGAGTTGCGTTTGGACCGTCGTGCCAACAGCGAAAACATGACCCGTTGGGTCTGCTGGAATCAGGGCGGCCGTCAGGGCCTCAAACCATTCAATCCATTTTCCGGTAAGCCAGAACAGCCAGTTCATGTATTGGAACGGAGGTTTTTCACCGGCGACCCAACCAGTAAATGCCTGCGGAGAAGGCGGCTCAACGACTTTTGAGTTACTGCCGTCTGTCCAATTTAGAAACTTCGTCGGTTTGATCGCCATAATCGCTTTCCTCTATCCTAACCTCATTGCGACGGATTATTAAATATCAGACTCGCGAACGTACCGCCTACGGCAGAATCGTTCACGTCGCCGAACCCACCATCGGTTTGCGCGCCACCGGCAAAAGCGAAGGCACCCAACCCGTCGTATACCGCCAAATCAACCAAGCTGATCCCCGCGCCCAGCGTGTCAATGATTATTTGCTCGACCAACGGGTAAAGGGCCGGGTCGAGTGTCGTTCCGCCAACGCCAAACGCGACAGCAGCGGGGTACATCTCCTTGAGTTGCACAACTTGTGCAGAAAACAAGAGTTGCACCAGAGTAATCATCGTGTCGATAGTGGTGTCAGAATTGTTTTTGGCGATCGTGCCAAGCAAAAATATAAGATACTGCGCGTCAGAGAGGCCGCCCCGGGTGATGCCAATAATCTCACCGAGGTTGTCGAGCTGCTTTCCAACGGAGCTGTAAAGCTGACGGCCGGCGTCCAGCGCGTAAATCGCACTCTCAAGGTCTTGCGCTGGGTCGACAAACGCGGCAATAAGCGCCGCGAGACGTGGCTTGTCCTTGTACTGCTGCATCAAGCGGAACAAGGCGTCGGCTGTGTGCGTGTCAATTCTGCTGGCTAACATCGCCTACCCTCACACATAGTTCACCGTCACGATGATGCGGAAGCTCTCGAACGCGGCCTGCTGCGCGGCTTGGAGCTGGATGTTGGAGTTGGTGACCGGGTTCGGCGCGATGCCGAAGGCCAAACTGTACGAAACAATCCCGGGTACGTCGTTGAACGCGCCAACCAGACCGTTTGAGCCGAAGCCCACGATTGTGCCGCCAATCGGGATAGCGTTCCCGATGCCGAGGATGTCGCTCTGGATAGTCCCTACTCCGTCCGGTGGGAATAAGCTCTGTTTCACGTTCAAGGTGATGGCCACGTAGACCGGCATCTGTGTCGGCCGCGAGAACTTGATGGTGTACGGCTGCCCGAATCGGTCCGTGATGATGACGCTCTGATTGCCGTAGGTCTCGATGCCGGCCGGCTTGCTCTCGTAAATTGCTTGGGCGATGTCGTTGTCCGAGCCGCCAGCCACGACGATCTCAAAAGCCTTGCCCGGGCGCGTGAACTCGACTGCGGACCCCACAGGGTTGCCGGTCTTGGTCAGCGTGTTGGTCGTAATGACCGTAAGAGGCTGAGCCTGCCCGCCGGTGGCTCCGTTGAAATCGATGGTAAACCCAGCGATCCAATCGCCGATGACCAGCACTTCCTCGAACTCGGTGAGTAAGTTGATGGCGGCCTGAATGGTGGCGGCCGTGGCGCTGAACGGAATCAAGGCCGTGGTGCCCGGGGCGAGCTGTAAGCGAAAGTTTCCGGCGTCGGGCACGTCGGCGAAAAACAGCGTCTGCTCGGCGGCGATGTTCAGGTTCTCAAACCCGATGGCGGCCGAAACACCAGAAACCAACCTGACCTTCTCGACGATGCTCTGAAGTGGCCCGTTGGCCTCGGTAGCCAGCAAGGTCAACCGGCGCTGTAGGGCTTCGGTATCAGTTTCAATATTTGTGCCAACAATGACGTCTAGCGGGTTATTTACACCCGTCCACCCAGAAACCGGCGTTACGATCTCCGTCAGGGTTCCTGCTGGCGCTGGGATGGGGCCGTTTTCCGCACAGATTGCCGCCGAGACGGCCTTTGCCACCGACCCGAGGGTTGTGGCTACAATCTGCACATTGACCGCTGTGGCGCCCGTCTGGAGCGTATTCGAGGCCAACGTAAAGAGGTTTTGTTTCTGGGAACCAGAGCTCGGGTTGGCTCCCGTGGGCGTGCCAGCACCGAACGTGATCGAAAAACCGGAAGTGTACGCCCCGCTGACCACGACGTCCGTGTACGGATAGTTGTTGTTCGTGAGGTCGTGCAGCGCGCGAATGGCGGATTGAACGTCGCCAGAGGTGGCGTCAAAATTGAGGGGTGTCGTGTCGAGAGTCACGCCGGAGGGTGCAACGATACGTAACACCATGGAGCCGCTGTTCGGAACCGACGTAAAGTAGATGCTCTGCACCGCGTTGACTGCGGCGAGGATGGTCGCGTCCGCCGTGATCTGGAAGTTCTTCGTTGATCCCGGCACTCGCGCCAGAGAGCCAATGGGAACGATGGTTCCGGCGTCGCCATAAAGTTCAAGCCCGTTGATGCCGGCCTCTGTGGGAGAGGTTTTGCTTGGCGTTGCCCCGAGGCGCTTCAGTCCGTTCAGGGCGAGGATGTTGTCAACCGAGGTGCCCTCGGCTCCACCCGGGTACTGTGATGCGTAGACGGCCTCGGCGAGCTGCCACAAAAGGGCCTCGCGCTCCGAGAAGATTCCGACAAGCTGGCCCAAAACCGACTCACCAAGCAGGTTCAGGTTCGTGCCGAAGGCCACGCGGAGACTGTCTTCAATCTCGCCCTTGATGACCTGCTGCTGTTTCGCAATGAAGCCACTCACCGTAAGGCCGTATTCAGTGCTCATGTCAACGCTCCCGCGTAATCAACGGTGCCAGTGGTGGTCTGGGCGCTGAACGCAATCTCAAGTTTTCGGTTCACAAAATCAGGCTTAAAGGCATAGGTGTTCAACTGGATGACCCCGGGCGTGCCCAGAATCTGGTTAATGAACAGCGCGTCGATCTTGCTCTGATCCGGATTTTTCACCAATATCTGTTGGAAATACGGCAGTCCGATCGTGTTGTCCATGAACCACTCACCCAAAAACGACCGCAACCGCTGAAGGATGTGCTGCCGGATGGCTTCGGTGCTTTCGGTCAGGACCAAGTCGCCGTCGACGATCTTGAGATCGAGGTAGTTTGGAGAGCCGCCGTCAAGATCAAGTGCGATGTCACTCACGCGATAGTTCCTGTTCCGGCTCCGGGACCGCTTACGCCGCCGCCCGGGACCACTCCCGACACCGAAGCGACCTGCACCGTAATCTGGGCGTTGGCCTTGATGTCGTCGTAAATAAGCTGCATGATGCCTTCCCACATCGCCTTGAGCTGGTTATCGCTCACTGGCGCGCCGGGCGCTGGCTGCTGGCTCTTGACGAATGCTGCAATCTGGTCTCCTACGGGAGTTGGATTCAGCGCCATTAGCCTTTCAGTGCCTCCAGCTTGGTTTTCAGCTCGTCAATATCGGTCTTCAGCGTCGTGTACTGAGAAAAAGAGTTCAGCTTCATCGGGCCGAAGATCGTGTTCGTTGTGTCCTTGCTCAGAGTATCACTCAACGTACTCAGTTTGTCAGTGATTTGAACCAGAAGGGCAAGGACTTCGTCGCCGCCGACCTTGGCGAACTTGAATTTTCCGGGCTTCTTTACGGTAATCTCTGCCGCCCCGTTGTGAAGCACCATGTCGGCCGCAGCGCCGCTCAGAGGTGCGGCCTTTGCGTACAATCCCGGGATGAACACGGCGTCGCTCAGATCATGCCTGCGCGGGTCCGCCGGGTCGACCATTCCGCCCGTCTGTGCCCAAGTGTCCAAGCTGCGTTCCGAGAACACCGCCAGCCCCGTGTCCCCTACGGCGATAGGGAGCTTCACCCAATAGTCAGCACCGCGCGGGTGAACCACCGGCACGTCCTGAATCACTGGCAGGGGCTTGAGCGAGCCGTCTTTGTACTTGCGCTGGAGCAAAGGTTGGATGTCGCACATGGCGTTGCCCTTGAGCGCGACGATCTTCGCGGGCATGGCCGTGTGGACGTCGTAGAGCATGGAGTCGATTGCGTCGCGCATCACAACGTCGAGGGGAAGGGTTTCGTTCGCGGTGTCGTCTGTGTTGGGGTCGAACGGGTCGTCGTAAATTGTCTCGCTCACGCGACGCCCTCCCGCGACCCTGCGATTTGCGTGTTCTGCTGCGGGTACGCTTGGGTCGGGCTGATTCTGACGGCTTCGGCGGTGACGCTCCAGTCTTGAGCGTGTGTATCACCCTTGAAGGTGGCGCGCTTGATCTTGAAGTGCCCGTTGATGTTTTCGCTGACGAGTTTCACGGCACAGTCAGGCATGAGCTTCGGGTTCAAGAGCGACCGGAACTCAATCCCACTTTCTTTTTGCGACGGGATTCCAAGCAGGCCGGTGTCTTTGGTGAGTAGGACGGCCTCTTCGCCCAAGTGCGCCTTGAGAGGGATGATCTGCAAGTACCCGTTTTGGACGTTCCAGCCGAGAGGTTGGCGCTTCATGATGGCGTCCATGATGGACTTCACCGTTCCCGAAAACGCAACACCCGAGTTGTAGGTCATGTTTTCAATGCCCATCACGGTGCCAATCGGAACGCCCAGAGCGCCTGCGAGGTCTTTGATGATCTCCATGTATGATGTGCCGGCCGGGTAAGACTTGTCGAAGTGCGCGTTGGTCAGCTTGCGCTCGGCATCGCCGCACTCGAACGTGGTGATGATGTCCGGGCCCTTGCGCTGAGAGAGCGTTCGGTTGACGTCGCCGTAGTAGAGGATTTCGAGCATACCCTCGTACCCGGCTTCCAGTTTCACGGTCAAACCCTTGCGCTGAAAGTCCGCGCGCGTCTGTGGGTTCAGGTTATAGATGTCGATTTTGGCTTTGTTTGAAGACGAGGCCGAACTTTTATCTAAGTCGAACGTGGTTCTCAGGCTGGTGAAGCGTTTTCCTTCTTCGCCCTGATAACCTACAGTGACGGCCCAAGTGCGTTGAAAAAATGAGTCACTCATGCACCCACCGGGTCAGCGTAAAAAAACGTGTGCGTGTTGCCAAAGGCGTACCGCCCCGGCTGCGAGCCCTTGTTGGTGTCGTCTGAGATGAACAGCGTGCCCGGAGGGATTGCCGCCATCACGTACTGGCCGGTCATGTCGCGTTCAAGCAGTACGGGAAGGCCGATCAGGATGGGGTTGTTCGACGGGTCGGCGATGTCCAGAATCCACCTGTCCATGCGCAAGTTGTAACGGAACCGCAACGTGTAAACCACGCCCGAGAGCGTGATCTTGAACCGGTACCAAGGGAAGTCGTTACGCGCCGGTATCAAGAGAAAGTTCATCCTCCCTGCCCCACAGTCTTCCTCAAATATTTCTGACCTTGCTTGAACTGTGTAACCGAGCCCGGTTCAGCCTCTTGCTTGCCACCGTTCAACTCCTCGGGCGAGAGGTCAGAGTTGTTGTACTTGCCGATGTTCACGGTCTGCGGTTTGACGATCTTGAGCTTGACGAGCTGGAGCGTGAAAACCAACGTCTGCCCCGTGGCTGCGTCGCGCGGCACACTGATCGACTTGATGACCATCGAATCGTACCGGTTGAGCGTCGTGAGAACGTCAAACGGCTTGCGCTCCTCTTGGAGCTTGAGGAGTTGCGCGTAAGCCTGAACAGATGGGCTCTCAGACTTCTTGAGAGCGTTGAACAGCGCCATTCCCACGCCGGCCGCGACGATTCCAATCGGAGGGATGAAGTGCGAGGCCACTGCTGTGAGCGCCGAGTTGATGACCGAGATTGGCGTGTCGGTGATGATGCCCTGAATCTCAAGGGCCTGCTGCTTCAGGATGATGTGGTCGGAAACCGTGCCGCCGTCTTCCAGTTCGAACTCGGTTGGCGGGCTCTCGCGCGAGTGGGTTTCCTGCGTGGTGCAGTCGATCTCGATGACGGTCTTGTTCTCTCGGATGATCTGGACCTTCTTGCCCTTGCCAGAAATCAGGTTGGTCAGGGCCGAACCCGCTGCGCTTGCGACCCCAACACCTCCGAGACTGCTCAAGCTGGGTAAGCCCATCAGTAAGCTACCGCCGTTCCTGTGCTGCGTCGGGTTTCGCGCATCATGCGGTCAAGGTGTTCGCGGACACCCTCTTTGACCTTGTTGCCGACTTCTCCCGGGTTTGTGCCGGCCGGTACGTTCACCGTGATCGGAGCCTCTACGCTATACGATGCACCGGCTTGATTGTTCACTACAGACGAAAGCGCCGTACCAGCGTCGGTCGCTGGGATGCCGAACTTAGACTCAACGGGAGCTCCGTCGTTCGCCCCGAAGAACCCAGCCACCTTATCGAACGCGCCGGAAAACGTGCCCTTGATAGCGTTCCAAGAGCGCGCGATCAGCTCGATGGTGGTCTTCACGATGTCGAGCGCCTTGATCCACTCCCAAAACTGCTGGAGCCACGTGGGCTGGCCGTTGAGGATTGCCCAGAGCTCATGAATGACGAGAATCACCGAGCCGACCACCGCCAAGATGGTGAGGAATGGCAACCCCACGACGACCTGAAGCGCAGCGACGGCCTCCGTGATGAAGGTAAACACCTTGGCCACCGTCGTCAGGACGGTAATCACGCTGCCGACGACCTTCATGAGCATGGTGATGCCGATGACCAAGCTCACCACTGCCATCACGGTCGACATGATGTTCTTCTCGAACCCGAACGCCTTGGCGAACCTGACGACTTCTTCGGTGAGGTACTTGAACGCCTCCCAAAGAAAACCAGCGCCAAACGCGACGTCCTCCAGCCACTTCGTGAAGTTCAACTGCACGATGTCCCGGTTGACGACGAAAAACTTGATCATGTCGTTGATGATGTACTTGAACAGCGGCGCGACCTCGGCACCAATGGTGGCGCCCAAAGCCTTGAACAGCGTCCAAAGTTTTTTCAGCGTGTCGCCGAAATCCTTGAGTGCCCTCACCTTGTCTTCGCTCAATATCAGGCCAAGTTTTTCGGCCTCGGTCATCTGGTCTCTGATTGCCTTTGAGCCCTCGGCGATCCACCCGGCCATTCTTTGTGAGCCGCGCCCAAGCAACTGCTGGCTTAAAGCGACGCGCTCGATGGGGTCTTTGGTGGCCTTCATTCGGTCGGAAAGTGCAAGAAGAACCTGTTGGGAGTTCTTGAACCCGGCGATCTGATCTGGCGAGAACCCGGCCTTGGCAAAGGCCTCTTGCGCTTGGGCAGACCCTTGGCGCGCCATGTACAGGTTTCGCGTCAGGCGGGTGAGGCCGGTTGAAAGTTCTTCTTGACTTACGGCGCTCTGGCCTGCTGAAAACGCGAGCTTTTGGAAGGATTCAACTGTGATGCCGGCGCCCAAGGCTGCTACGTGCAACTGCTCACCGAAGTCCGCCATGCGCTCGGTCATGTGGAACAGGCCCTTTACGACTTCGACTGTGGCGAGAAAATTGAGGCGGTTCTTGATGGCGTCAAGGCGGTTTTCAACCGACTTTAGCTTGTCGGTTTCGATGTCGAAGCCCCACTTGGTCAGCATTGACCGCATCGTGTCCATTACTTAGGGTGCTCCATTAGCCATTGTTCCATCTCCGCTTTGATGTCCAAGGCCTCGTGTGAGTCCATTAGGTCGTCGATCGACCACACAAACTGCACGTTGTGAAGTGTGTCCAGCCCAGCAAGAACCGGCCGCCAGATTGTCCAGTCGACGTTGTTTACGCCGGCTTGGTATCCGCTGCTCTGGGTTGCAGTCCTCGGAGGCCGAGTACGGCGCCGAAAAAATTTCCATACTGCACCTCCAGCTGGGCAGCGAGAACCTTGAAGAGATGGTCCAGACGACCTTCGTAGTGTGTATTGAACAGCACCTTCTTGCCGTCGCACAGGAGGTTGTCCCGGGCGGTCAGTTCCTCGATGATGTCAAGAACTTCGTTCTCATCAAATTGGTTGGTCAAGGCTTCAACGGCCATCGCTAGAACATTGGTGTCAACTTGCCGATCAAGCAGGTTGCCTTCGCCCTTGGCCGCCGACACCGCGAGCGCAAGCGGTTTGCCGACGATCTTCGAAAGGCGAAGCAGCATCCTGAGTGCGGGCTTGGCGCCGAACTTCTGAAATTCGTACTCATGCCCGTCGATTGTTTTTTTGATCAGCTCCATCGACATTTATTAATTTCCCCCGATGAACACGTCGAGTTCGTTGGTCTCAAGAACCCAAGTACGGGTGCCAACCTCTTTTGCGAACGGTGCCGGAGCAAACTTCTGAATCCAAGCCGTCGCCGCGCCGAACGCCGTGCGCCCCGAGCCGTCTCTACCTAAAACGGGTACGACGCCCTTGTTGCTCGATTCGTCGAGCTGGGCATAGGCCGAGAGGTCGTCGTTGCTGCGCGAACTCTGCATCAGCACGATGGTGACCTTGCCCGACTTGTTGTTGGACTTGGCCCGGGTGCCTTCACCGTCCACGCCGACCTTCAGATTGTAGGCCTGCTCATTGCGCTCCACCGTGATGTACTCGCCATCGGCAAAGCCGGTGATGATCTTACCGCCCACGATGAGCGAGAACTGCTTGGGGTCATAAGTTGTTACCAAGTTCGACATGTGCGCTCTCCCTTACACCGTCACGGTGCCTTGAATTTGTACGAAGTGCAACGCGCCGGCAAGCCGACACGACCACTTGCAATCGCCGAGGATTCGATTCGCCCGGTTGGCTTGGGGCTGGTCGAGCACCTTCGGCATGGTGATAACAATCGACGACTTGTCGATCAATCCGTTGCTCACGCCCTGATTCAGCGTCTCGCGGATGCGGTTCTCGATGAGGGCCACACCTTGATCCGTGTAGGGCACTTTGTCCACGCTCACCAACTGGCTGAACACGTTGTTCTGCATGGTGCTCTCAAGCCAGTCGATGCCGATGACGACGTCGATGAACTTGCCCGAGGCCATGGTGCCTTCTTCGGTGATGGGCACGCCGCCAACGGTTTCGTAGATGTTGGCGTTCTTACCGGGATTCCCGGGAGTGCCGATGACGTAGTTACGAGCCGAGGCCGTCAGCGTGTCGGGCGTGATGCCCACGAGGGTCTTGAACTTCCAAGTGGACGAGCCCGGGATCTTCGGCAGTTCGCCTCCAACCCAAGCGGCGTCTGGTCCCTGAGCGGCGGTGGCCGAGTAGATCAGCGCCGTGCGGCCGTAACTTGAAGCCTTGAGGTCGCTGGCGACGTCGTCCGTGGCCGAGGTGATGACTGCTGCGTCGGCCGAAGCCGCGATGAAAATCTTTTTCTGCGTCTCAACCCAAGCGGCGCACTCTTCGATGTCGGCCTTCACCTTTGAGCACAGCACGAGGCCGTACCAGATGTTCGATGCCGCGAGGATCGCGTTGAGGCCAGCGGTGAGTGCTAGGGCCGTGTACTTGCCGATGCCCACCTGAGTAGGGCGCAGCGCCTGACTGAATGCCTTGCTGGCGTGAATGTACTCAGGATCGGTTACGAGGAACCCGTCGCTCAACATGCCGGCCACGTCGGTGTAGTACCGGACGACTTCGGCAAAGCGGTTTGCGGTTCCAACGATCAGAGGGATACCGAACCCCTGCTGCGGCACAGCCTGCGTCTGCTGGCTGATCTGTATACTGACGATTTGGTCTAAGGCGCTCATGGTTTCCCCCTAAAATTTAAGGCACGGTCGAATCGTTTTCGTCCGTCCCCTTCTCGTGTTCAACCTCGGAGTGCATCTGAACAGTTTCAATGCTCCCGAGATCTTCGGTTACGTTCGCTGCCACGCCGAATTGGACGTCCAAATTTGATCTGCCTTCATACCCAGTATTCAACAATAACGAGATGTCGGCAACACTTCCTATTACCCAGACGGCAATTCCGGCCTTTCGCAACTCGGCTTGTATTGCCCGTTGCTCCAAGGCACTCTGCCACAGCGCAAGCCAGTTGTAAGATTGTTCCTGATCGACGGCATACGCTTTGAAACTCACCACCATCTTTCGGACGCCGCCGATGTTCACTTTACTTCCACCAATGTTTTGCATTGAGTCATCACCGCTTTTGACTGACGGTGAGGTCAGCTTCATGCTCAGGTAGGGCAGCTCCGGGCGCGGGGCATCGGCCTCGGTCGGCTCCTCAACGATGGCTACGAGCTTGGTCACGGACTGCATCTGGGCGATGAGCGCCTTGCGAATCGCGACGAAGTCGATGGGGAAGCTCACTGGGCTCATTGCTGTTGCCCCTTGGCGCGCTTGCCGGTGTCTATTCGAGCGATCCGGGCCCGAGTGTACGAGCCCCAATCCTCGACCTTTTGAACTTGGTACTGGATGCCGGTGCGCTCGATGCGGTCATTAAGCCGCAGGGTGGAGCCTTCTTCGGAAACCTCGGTTTCAAGTCCGTTCTCGTCGTAAATTGTGTCGTCCATGATGAACAGCCAGAAGTTCTCCCGCGTGCGCTCACCCTCGGGCACGATCAACAGGTCAAACCCCTGCACAGGTTGCACGTTGGCCTTGAACCAGAAGGTGCTCTCGTTGTTTTCAACGGGCTTACCAGAAACATATCGCACAACGCCCTCGCGCGCGGCCTTCAGCAGTTCGTCCCCGGTGATGATCTGCGGTCTGCCCTGCATCTTAATCATGCGGCTATTACCACCTTGAACGTCACAGAGCGGAGCATCAGGCCGGTGTTGATCAAGCTGACAGGGGCGAGGCCTTCGCGTACCTTGGCGGCGGCCGTGGCCGGGGCGATCCGTGGCGGAACGTCGCTTTTGATCTTGTTCTGGAGCAAAACTTGAATTCGGAAGCCCATTGCTTCAAGGGCTTTCTCAACGGTCCAGCCCTTGGTCATGATGTTGTTCATCATCTCGTTGCGCCACTTGTTCAGCAGCTCACCGTTTTCGTCAATGGTGGAACGGAGCCAACTGCGCTCGGGAGAGTACTTGGTGCCGAACTCGGTCCACAAACCTACCTCAACAACCGTAGGCGGGTTTGCACCCTCGGTGTAGTGGCCGGCGTCTTCGTGCAGGCCGATGGTCACGTATGACCGCTTGGCCTTTGCAATGTGCTTGACGAACTCTTTTACCTTGTCGTCGCCGGTTGTCTTGGTTGAGATGCGGGAACGTATCACTCGCCGCCTCCTCCGCCGGTGTCATCTTTTGCGTGCTGGGTCCACGGGGCGATCTGCTCGTTCTCCATCTGGTGTTTGGTGAAGTCGGGCGGAATGCGGTCTTCGTCCTTGACGGCCATGTTGTGGTCGGTCTGGGAGATGCCGCCAGCGTAAGGCGTCATGTCTTCGGTGGCCATGCGTTGGCGCAGGTCTTCTTTCATCTTGCGGTAAGCCTCGACCTTTTGGCTCAGGCTCAGGCGAACTTGTCCTACGCTCTCGTCGCACAGGCGCGCGAAGTGAACGGCAATGGCCTCGCAACATCGTATGGCCGAACCGTATGGCGAGTTGTTGCACTGCTTGATGAGGAACTTGATCTCTTCGTCCTGAAGGAGAGGGTCGTCGGGGCGGGTGTCGCCACAGAGGAAGCGGACTTGGTCTTTGAGTGATTTTTCTGGATTGCCGCTGTAAGACCACGCCACTGAAGGCCTCCTCAGTTTACCGGTGCGAGGAGAGGTGAATCTTCAACGCTCGCTCGGTTTTAAAATCGCGGCCACACTTGCCGCACTTTGCAACGGGATCGGCTGGTACGGCGACCTTTGTCGCCTGAGCTATCTGCTTATCCGAGGCGTCGTCGATCCACTTGATCCAGCCGAGGTTCAAGTTGGCGACCAGCGCCGGGTAACTCCAAGAAAGAGCTTCGGGGACGGGCTGACCTACGCCAACCCGTTCCCCGTTGCTCAGCACTAGTTCACGACAGGCTATGTACACCTTGCCGGTTCTCCTATTAGGACAGGAGGCCCTGCAGGAAGCAGCCGAGGTCGGTAGCGACGACTTTCTGGTCGAACGCCATCTCGCCCTCAACGCGATCTGCCTTCAGGTGTTCCATGCGGAACGTCATGATGCGGCCGCCCTGCGCGCCAGCTCCGAAGAGCCCCTGCCACGCGAACGTGTAGCCCGCTGAGGGCTGCATGATCGACGGTGCCGGGTTGGCATAGCAAAGCAGTGCGCAGTTCTTCACGAGGAAGTCCATGGATGCGGCTGCACCCTCGGCTGCCGAATCCTGAACGGCCTGCATGACGAGGAACTTGTCCACGCCAAACAGAGCTGCCAAGAGGTCCTCGGTGATGATACCGCGCTGCGTGTACTTGATACGATCAAGCACGGCCGGGTTGTTCTTGAGCGCCTGAAACACGTCGTACGTGATCGCGAGCGTGTTCGGAGCGAACCCCGTCTTGCTCTTGATCTCGGCCTTCTTGTTGTCGACGTCGAGCATCGGGTTTGAGCCCGAAGCACTCCACTTGGTCGAGGGCGTGAAGTCAGCGGCACCATTCCAGAGGCCGGCTTTCACGTACTTCGACATGAACAGGATCTCCCTGCGGAGAAGCTGTTGCTGGGTGACAAACAACGTCGCGTCGCGATCCATGTTGAGTGGGTCGTCGGCGTTCTGACGAGTCTGATCGTCGATGTCCTTGTGCACCGCCCAGATGTCGCAGAAGTAGTTCCCGCCCGCGTCGACGCCGAACCCGCTGCCTGACGATTCACTGGCAGGGGCGCGTTTCTTCGACTGGGTCTGGAACCAATACTTCTTCTCGTACTGGAAGTACAAATCGGACTGTTTCATTACCGGCACAATCGGAAACACCTTGTCCGCGACAAAGTCTGCCGCTTTCTGGATGTAGGCGATGCTGATGTTGGTCAGCGGCCGGTTGACGTGGACATCACTTCTTGTAGGTTGTGGCATCTGTCAGCCTCCTTATGCTTTCACGCCGTCACGGAGGAGCTTCACGGCAACAACGTCGCCAGAAACGCCCGCTTCGAGTGCGCGCGCATAGATATACGCGCCGGTTATGGCGACAATGAGCTTACCGTTGGCATCGCCCGAGAGCTGGTCATCGACCGCTACCGTGCCACCCAACAGCGCCTTGCTGACGCCTGATTCCATGATCTCCGCAGCTTCACCCGAGATGGGCTTGTTCTGCAGAATCCCATGTGCGCTTGCGCCGGCACCTGCCGACACGATCGACGGAACACCGCTCACCGCTGCCACTGTGACAGCCGTGAACTGCTTCGCCGAAAGGTCTGCACCTGCCGGGAGCACACCAAATTTACGGCCCGGAATTTCGTAAGCCATTAGATGCCTCCTTTACGGTTCTTCTGGTGTTCAGCGTACAGTTTGCGGCCTTCGTCAGAAGTGATGAAGTCCGTGTACGCCTGTTCTTTTGAGATCGTTCCACCAGACTTCTTGACGATTCCGTCAACGGCGGCGTCGATCTTGCCCGAGATGTCAGCGCCGGCATTGCCAGTCTGATCCGAGCCAGTTTCCTCGAACAGCTTGCCCTTCTCGGCTTGCTTGTCCAAGGCTTCGAACTGTTTGCACACGCGGTCAAAATCCTCTTTACCGGCTTTGTCGGCCAGTTTCAGGGTCTTGACGAGCTCTGCTTTGTCCAGAGCGATGTGCTTGAATTCCTCAGCTTTCGCCACGATTTCTTTCTCGCGACCCGAGGCTTTGAGCTCGGTGATCTCTTTTTCCAGACTTGCGGCCTTGGTTACCGCTTCCATCTGGGTCTTGAAGATCGCTTCGACTTCAGGGCGGAGCTTCTCAGGAACCGCCGCGAGGTCGATGGTTCCATCAGACTTCATGATGATTCCCATATCTCCCTCCCCTTCTTTCTTTACAGGTTCAGTTGTTTTGCCGTCGGTCTTAGCAATCCGTGCCTCAGCGTCGGGATAACCCTTGCCTAGTTTCCGAACATGGGACTTGACGGCTTTCATGTAAGCGTCCATGCCTGCGGAATGAGCGGATTCCTTCTCCTCGTCCGACGCTTCGGGCAGTGAGCCCTCTACGCCAGCCTTGGAACCTTTGTCGACTTCCCCTTCGTCGCCCTCTTCTTCTTCTTCGTCTTCGGTGAGGCCGGCTTTGCCAGCGCCTTCCGTTCCGGGCTCGTCGTGGGGAGCGCCCTCGCTGATCCCGATGCTCTCAAGCACCTGATCGACGAGTTCGTCGGTAATTTCTTCTTTGAACGGGGCGAGAATACGCGCCACCGCTTTGAGGGCTGCCTGCGCCTGTGGGCTCAGGGCCGGGGCCGCTGCTGGGTTTGCTGCTGGCGCTCCGGCGGCCGGCGCTGGTTTCGTGGGGTCTACTGTGGGCATGGGAGCCTCCTTCGCTGTGGCAATGTAAGCCTTGAGAACAGCCTCAACCTTTGCCATTTGCTCGGGTGTGACGGATTGAATGGCTTCGAGCGCCGACTTGAAGATGATGAACTTCTTCTTGTTCGCGCCTCGGGGCACCAAACTGACTTCGGCTGGTTCAAGACTGTGTAAACGTCGTATCACTGAAATTGATCTCGCTTATTCCCAAGTTGCACGATTAACAAGAATCGCGCAAGCCGAAACGGTCGAATACTTCCTTTGCTCTAGGCAGGGTTTTGCCCATCACGAAGCCCAAACCCGCCCACACTGAACGCCTGATACTCGCCTTCGAGCACCTTTTGCCACTCTTTTGCGTCCTTGATTTTGATGCCCAGCACCCACGATCCCTTCTTGATCTTCTGCGGCCCGTACTGCCCGCCTTCAAGCTCCATGTCGACCGGGGCGATGTAACTCTCAACAGGTTCGGCTTGTATCGCCCGCCCGTGCCCAGAGCCCACAACCCGCGATTTCTGCAAATATATGTGCGCTGCGCTCTCAATATCATCGGCAGACATCCAATCTTCTTGAGAGTCGACCTCGTCGGGAGCGAGCACCACACCGTAGACGACTTGCTTGTGCTTGTCGGCCTTGATGATAGGGACCTGTCTCAAGTCTTTGGAATCTGCCTTCTTTACCGGCTTTGACCAGTGCGAAATATTGTACCGAAACCCACTGGAGGTCTTTCCCCCACTTATTCCTGCTTCACGCATGAGGGATTCGTGAACGTGCTTGGCTTGTGCGCTTGGGAGCCCAGAGGAAACACGCTTTGCCCCTTGCGCTGCCGCTGCCGAATACAACGAGCGGTACATCTCTTTACCGAGCCCTTTACCCTGAAACTCATCCTCTAGATCCGTTTCCCCTATGTGGAGGGTGTCTCCGAGGACGATCCCATTCCCGATTCCAACCGTCTTCCCTTCTGAATCCTTTATTTTAACGCGAACCGCCGGGCTGTCGCGTTCGTCTTCCGAGAGGTCGAGCCCCAAATCTTTCCCGGTCAGATGCTCAACTTGCATTGTGGTTTTGGTTGCGTTGTCTTCAGTGTCCGTGGTCTCGCGCTCCCACTTGTCCCACGCCGCCTTGTGTTCGTCCTTGGCCTTCTGAAACTCGCGCCCGGTCTTCTCTTCGTGGGCCTGAGCCTCTTGATGAATCTCATGAACCCGCTGGTCGGTGGGGTTCTTGTCGGCCTCTTCTCGCGCGTTGCGTTCGGCGGTCTGAGCCTTGTGCCATTCGCGACGTGTTTCCTTCATTTTCTTTTGCGCTGAATCAACGACTTTCATGTGCGGGCTGAGCTCTCCCTTGCCCTTGCTCTCTCCACCGCCAGACCCGAATCGCCCTTTCTCGTCGCGCGACACCTTGCTCTCGTCCCAATCGCCGGCCTTGCTCACTGCCATGCCTGCGCTGCGGGAGTAAGGCTTGTCGCCTTCGAGCTTTGTTTGGTGATAGCGCACCTTCTGCTCAAGGGTCTGTCGGGCCTTCATCGCGGCCTTCATGTTGTTGTGGGCCTGCTCATCTTTCGGGTTCTTCTCGTAGGATTCGCGAGCCTTCTTCTCTTCTGAGTGGGCGTCCTTCAGGCTTGCTTGGGCCGTCATCAGGTGGTCGGCATGTGCCTCGCGTGGGGTCGAGTAGTGCTTGCCGCCAGATTCACCACCGCCAGAGCCAAAGCGTCCGCGCTCGTCGCGGGGATGTTTTGATTCTTCAAAGGATTCCTCTTTGCTCACGGCGTCGGTCCAGTACTCGCCCAGAGTTTCAAACGCGAGCTGCGCGTCTTCGGACAGCGGCTCCTTCTCGCTCACGCGCTCGAATATCTGCCGGTACACGAGCTTGGCGCCCTTGGCGACTTGGCCCTCGTTGGTTTCGAACCACGTCATGACGAGTTCCTTGGGGTACTCGGTCAGTTCTTCCGGGCCCTCGTAAAGCATCTCGCCGCCGTCTTTGAGAACCCGGGCGATCTCTCCCAGAATCTCCTTCGGCTGAACGTTCTCCATGTCATGCAGGGCGTTGACTACGCGCACACCCTTGGCCACCCTCTCGGGGAACGGGAGGCCCAAGCCGAGGTCATGGATCAGTGTCCCATGATCATACGGATAGATGTCGATGCCGATGTGTCCGGGCTCTCGGCAGGAGGAGCATCCGAGGTCAAGCATGAGCGATGGTTCGCTCTGCGCTTGCCGGACTTGGTCTTGCTCACCGCTGAAAGCCGCGTCCCCGCGCAAAATCTTGCCGTAGTGGTCGGCGTCGACGTCAAGGCGGGCCTTGGCCGTGATGCTGGCAACCATCGGGTCAATATTTCCGTTGGCGAACTCGTAATCGGTTCCTTCGATTCTCTGCTGCAAAGCGAGAACGTCAGCAAAAGCGTCGTCATCAACAATGCGGTCAGCCTTAGTAGCCTTGACAATCTTGTTCCTCTTCTTTCCGAGCGGTTGGTTTACGTGAACGTCAGAGCCGGCGGGCTGGGCCTTCTTGCACTTGGCGGCCTTTGCTTTGCCTCCAGCCGACGCGCGTGAAGCGCGAAAGAGCTGCGACATCATCCAGTCTGGTAGGTACGCTTTCGATTTCTTGTGCAGGGCCTCAAGGTATCCGGGTGTCGCCATGTTTATTCTTCCTCGCTCTCTTCTGGTTGCGCGTCTTCCAGCCTCTGTGCTGAATTGCCAAAGTCAAGCTCCATGCCGCAAAAACAATGCGGGTGGCTCTCGGTTGGGACGTCAACTTGTTCTCCGTTCGGTAGTGTCCAAAATTCGTCCAAGGGCACCGCGACACCATCCATGGGTTCACAGATTTCGCACGGGGCTCCATCCACGATCCAGACCTTACGAGCGGTTCCCCGATCAATAAGGCTCTGGTCTGCGGCCTGCCGCCACACGGCTAGCTGCCCTTGGTTTGTGGCGAGTCTGGTTTCGGTGCGGGCGATCATCATGGCGCGGTACTGCAGCAGGTCGTCCATCTTCTTGGCGGCGTATGCCTGCTGGTTTGCGGCCGGGATGTCCTTACCCTGCATTCCCCGAACATAATTTTGGTACGCTGCTGTGAGCCGTGTTCCGAGGCCGATTGTGCCCTTGATCTCGGCTGCCACTTGGCGCGGCGTGAGGGCTTCGTTCATGGAGCGCGCGACCTGTTGCTGGATGAGTTCCTGTGTTGATTTTTTTGCGTCGGTTATCCACTCGCCGGTGCGCTTGTCCACGAAGTTCCTGATGGACGGGTTCTTCATGTCGAACCGGAGCTCGTTCTTCACGGGAGGAGGCAACCTCTCCAAGCTGAATCCAGCCGCTGAGGTCAGCGTGCCCGCGAGAGTGCGGCGCGCGGGGCCCATGTCCTCGTGCATGTCGTCCCACGGGATGATGGCCATGATCTTGCTTGGGTCGCCGGAAATCCAGAACTCTTCAATCTTCGCTGCGCTGACTCGTTTTTTGAACGTGCTGTATCCGTGAACGAGGTCCACTCGGACGGCGCCGGCCATGTTTTTACTCAGGTTGGTCAGACGCGTGTACGTGCGGGTCTTGGCCCACTTGCTCTTTGGGGCTGCTTTGAGGATAGAGGTGCGTGGCTCAGAGTGAACCCACATCACCATTGAACCTTTCCGTCGCGTACCCAGCCGTGGAACTTGCACTGGCTCTTGATCTCGCGGCCGTCAGCCAACTTGAGCGCGCCGGTACAGTCGATGATCGGCGAAACCGTCACCGTGGCGATGTCGTCAGATGACTTTGACCAGATTGCCCCGCTGCCAAACAACGACGGGGCCGTAAAGCTCACGGCGATAGAGTGCCCGCGCTCGCACACGGGGCAGTCGAACATGAGCACGTTGTCGGCGCGTTCAGCGAACTTGACGAACTGCCCTTTAAGCTCGCGGAGAGATTTTTCCATGGCGTCCTCCTCAGACGTTCAGGGTCAGTTGCCGGGCCGCTGCTGCGCGCATGGCGGACTGTTGTTCCGTGTCACCTGTGGCGTTGGTCACTATCGGTGTCGCGGGCTGGCCGTTCACGGGAGTGGTGTCCCCTGAGTTTGCGCCTTGGGGCCGCTGTTTGTCGTCATACGGGATTTCAACCTGCTTGACGAACTCGTCGGTCGTCTTGCGCGGCGGTGCCACTACTTGGCTTACGGTGCGCAGAGGGTCGATCGGTTCCGGGAGCCCTGCAATCTTCATCAGGTACTTCTCAAGCTCACCGTCAGTGGACGGGAACAGCGGATACCCGGCCGACGCCAACGACGAGATGTACGCGCCCAAGTCCTTCAGGTCGATGGTCTCAAGGTCGCCGTGCACGAGCGTTGGGTAGTCAGTCACCTCAAAGTCGTTCAACTCGAACAGACGCGGTATCGCAAACCGGTTGAACACGTCCGCGATGATGTCGAGGAACGCGCCAATGGCCACACTGAACAGCTCGGTCTTGCTCGACTGGAGCGCGAACGAGCCCACGTTGCTGTGCCCGATCAGGATGAAGTCGGCCAGAGCCGTCATGGCGATGCGTTGGTCGTAACGCTGAATAATCTTGTCGGTGTCGAACTGACGTTGGCCGCCGGTGCTCAACAGCTTCAACTCATACATCAGCTTGCCGTTGGTGTCGTAGGCCATGGGGAACACGATGCCCTCTTGTTCGTCGCGACGGATATTCGTGACGATCTCCTTCAGGTTCTGGAGGATCGCCTTCTGCCCGGCGTTCGCGCCGGATGACAGCAACTCAGGTGGAACCAGCGCCACGGGCAAGCCCGCAAGATCGCGCTCAATGCCGATGGCCTCGATGTTCTCGATGTTCTTCTTCATGTACCAAGGGCGGTACGCGCCACGCAGGATGCTGCGACCCTCGGGATTGTTCTTGTCGATGGCCGTGCGGAACAGGAGCATCTTCTCAATCGGGATCTCGGTCAGGTAGTAGTGCGGCGGGGCCAACTGCTGCACGCCCTTGATGCCGCCGTGATCGTCGAACAGCCAGCGGTAGATGGTGTCCTGTGAGCGGAGGGGAATCTTGCGCCAGCCAATGCGGCCGTCAGCGTGTTTTGACTTCATCCACCCGGGCCCGCTCTGCCCGCAGCGGCGCTTGTAAACGATCTCGTGCGCGCTGTACCCGTACTGGAGCATGGTGAGGATTTCGCTAATCGTGTCGGTCCACGACTGCGACATATCGTTCATACAGCTTTCAAGAAAGTCCGCTGCCTCTTTGTCGTAAGGCTGCTCTGAGGCGGGCTTGGCTCGCCACTGAACTCCACGACAGAGCATGGTGATGGCGAACAGAACGGCGTTCACCGTGGGGTCGTTGTTGGCCATCTCTTTGTAGATGGCAACCCCTTTCCATCCGACTAATTCTCGAAGGAATTCCTCGTAGACGAACCCGGAGAACCTTTTGAGGCCGGAGGCTCCGACTTCTCTCATGTCAAGTATGCGAGTATCTTGTTCCATGCTTTTACGTTACCTCATCGCCATTTGCTCGGGCCAGTGAAACTTATCGGTGCCCAGTCTGTCGGCATCCCTTCGTTCAAACGTGTCAGGGCTTGCGACGTGCTGTCAATCTGGTCGTCGTGTGCGCCGTTGGGAAACACGGCCCACTCTTCAACGTAGTCATGAATCCACGGGGCAATGCTCGGGTCCGGCAGTATCACATTGCCGGCCTCTATGCTTGGCGTCACGGCTTGGGCTCGTGCGAGCTTGGCGCCACGGGGTCTGATGGGGATCATGCCGGGGATCTTGTTGCGGAGCGTGTCGATCATCGCAGCGCCGTTGGCGGCCTCTTCGACGAGCTTGGCGTGCGCGGCGGGCCACTTTGCCGTCAGCGTCATGATGGCCATGATGGTCTCGGTGAACGTGAGCCGGGCCCTCACCTGATCCAGCAGATATTTGTTCGCGCCGATCTTCCCCCAAACCTGCCCAACAACAAAGTCTGTTTGCGGGCCGTCTTTGAAGGTCAAATCCCACGACTGAATGATCTGGTCGAACGCGCTCGTGGCCGGGGCTTCGCGGTAGTACTTCCACCACCCGCGCTTGATTAAGGTGCCCTCCTCTGGTGACGGGCGCTGCTGGTAAAGCGAAGACCACACGCGCCGTGAGGCCGCTTTGATCTTGCCCATGTCCTCTAAGCTGAACACAGAGGGCCACAGGGGTTCGCCTATCTTGCGCGGGTCTTCGTCGTTGGAGTCGTCTTCCCTGATGGCTGGGAACGACAGCACCGTCCATTGGTCGGCCTGCGGGTCGTCCTTGGCGAGCTTGAGGAGCCGGCCGGCGAGGTCGTCTTCGTGCCAGCGGGTCATGGTGAGCAGGATTCGCGCGGGCGTGCCGTCAGCGGCGTCCTTCAGCCGGGTGCGGGCCGTGGACATGAACCAGTCAAACTGATGCTGCCGGAAGGTTTCGCTGGACGCTTCCTTCATGTTTTTCACCGGGTCGTCGATGATGAACGTGTTGGCCGTCTTACCCGTGAGCGATCCGCCCACGCCCACGCTGTGATACTTGCCCTTTCGGTTGACGATCTCAAAGACCTCAGTGTTACGGGCCCAGTTGCTGTCGCGCCCATCCGAGAGCTTCACGTCCGGGAACAAGGCGCGGTACTTCTCGCTGTCGATGATGCGCTGTACGTCTCGGTTGAACTGCGCCGTGAACTGCCACCCGTACGACGCCGCGATGATGTTGTGGTCCGGGTCCTTCCCGAAGATGTACGCGGGCAGGTGCCGGCTCACCATCTGTGACTTACCGATCTGCGGCTGCAGGAAGATCATCAGCCGGGTAATCTCTCCCTTTACGAATCTCTCCAGATACCGCGCTATCAGCCTGTGATGCCAGTTGATCTTGAACTCGGGCATCGTGTACTTGGCGAACGATAGGAAGTTCTCGCGCCCGAACGAGGCGACCTTCTCACTGGTGAGGTCGTGCCACGTGGTGAGCTCGTTATTTCTGGTGTTCAATAACTCTGGGCTTGCTTCCATCGCCTTCGATTTCTTGCAGAAACTTCTGCATCTCCAAAATCTCTTTCATCTTCTCGGCCGGGGTAAGCTGGTCAACGCGCCTGACTTGAATCGGCGAGCCCTCGCCATCGCCGCTTACGCTCATGGTGCGCGCGTCGCGGAAGCCGTGCAGGTTCTTCAACATAAAAATCAGCGCCGCCGGGTTCCCTTGTGCTGGCTCGTACTCCCTGCGCATGAGCATTTGCCCGGTGTCGGGGTCACGCATGGGCCGCCCCTCGGAATCCACCAGCGGGGTTTCGCTCTTGATTCTACGGAGCAAACCGGCTGCTTGCATCTTGGCGAGGTTCTCCCAAAACCGGAGCGACAGGCTCAGTCCTTTTTGTTTGGCCTCCATGAACTCTGGGTATTCATGTAACCACTCGTAAAGTTTAGATTTACCTGTCAGCGTGATCGCCCCGAACGACTCAAACGAGTTGCCCTCGCCCATGTGTTTGATGAGCTGGTCGCACCACTCTTGTCGGAACGGTGTCGGTTTGCGTCCGACCTTGAGTTTGTCTTCTGGGTTTTTCCTTGGGGTCGCCATTTGTTTTTCCAATGTATCAGAGCTGGTTCAGCTTTCACACTGGATTGAATTTGCCGAGAGGTCAACCGATTACACAGGGAAGAGGCGGGGACCGGTCAGAAGCATAACTGCCGATCCCCGTGCCCGAAGGCTCCCTAATGGCTGAGTTCAGTTTGCAAGAGCCGCCGACGTGACGGAAGCCCTTGTGTCACATGACAGAAGGTTTTGTGTCAGTTCCGGGGCGGTAACTTCCGTGTAGGCCATTCCCCGGATGGATGAGCGACGTCAACCACTGAGTTCCGGCGCCCACTATAACCGAGCCTATATTATAGTCCCCGGGGCTTGGTGCATTATTGCACTTTTGTTGCGGTTTTCTTGCGTTTTGCTTGGGCGATATACTGTTTAGATTAATGATTCTCAGGCGTTAACACTCTTATATCATAATATATATTCTATGCGTTTTGCGGCGGGTAGGACCACTTGTTTTCCTTCGCCCAGTCCAAGGCCATCAGCGCCACGAGGCAGATGAGCTCCGGCGGATTGATGCCCAGCTCGAACTCAAAGTTGCTGTCGCCAAAGAACTCGGCCTTGACCACGTAGTCCCAACGGCGGTCGTGGGTGTGGTAGCAGTGGCTCAGGTTGAGCGTGATGCCCTTGGTGCGTAGGACCTCGATAACGCGCAAGGCGAGGTTCATGTCTGAGCTGTAGTGCGGCACGAACGCTCCGGACAGGGTTTCGCGGAACTCGTCGTCGAGCATGGACGGTTGCACCTCGACGTTGAACACCCGCCACGCTATGTCTGCGTCAAGATCGCGGCTCATGCGTCAATCCCCGGTACAGTGTTTTCAAGGTCTTGCAGCAGGAGCAACGCCGCATAGCGCAAGTTCTTCAGGTAGACCTGCGTTGGCTGGTCGTGGGTGTCGCGCTTGATCTCGTCGTTGAGTTCGTTGATTTTGCTGCGAAGCCGGTCCTTGGATTCGGTGTAACCGCGCAGGAAGGCTGACCTCAAAAACCCGGCCGCCAGTTCAACGTGCTTGGTTTCGGTCGTAACCTGCGATGCCCCTTGATCTTTCAGGAACGAGAGTAACCCAAGGGCTTCTTCCGTCGGGTTGAATGCCATAGGCGCCTCCTCAACTACAGGATGACCGCAAACCCTTGAGATTGGAAGCAGTTATTTTGAGGTGACGACGCTCTGGTGCGCGCTCAGCAGAGTAGTCAGGTGAGAGATGTTCCGGCGGATGGCTTGGTGAGTTGGGTTGCTGCACACCGCGCGGCACGGCGCCGGGCACTGGGTTTCGCGGCAGTTGTCACGGTCGAGGACTCCCCTCATGTTGGTGATGGCTTCGCGAATCAATTTACAGTCGTAGCACTCACACCGCTGGAGCCCGACCTGAATGGTAATGTCGTCGATGGGCTTGATCTCCTTGCCTGCTACGGAGATTCGGGCTTTCTTCGTTTCGTAAGTCTTTGAACTCATGAATCTATTGCCCTTATCTTACGCAGGTTCAATCACAGTTGTGATATTCCGCCATTCTTCAAGAAACTCTGCCGGCAAGTCGCTGCCGTGGACGTATTTCATCACGTCCCACTTTTGTTGAAGCACTGGTACTGAGAGAATCATGATACCCTCTGTCGCACCGAGGACCAGATGCTGAAACCAGCGCAGGGACGAGGTCGGTTTCTCAACCTGAGTGTAAACCGGCTCGCCCATCGCCAAACCGTCAGATTTGCCCTCAGTCATGCGATGCCCTCTGGGCTGACACCAGCGGTAGGGCTGACCCCTTCGGACGTCAGGGCTGGGCGGTCCGGCATGGATTCGGGCAATACGTCGAAGCCCTTGAACCCCATAACGACATACTCCGGGTTGATGCGGTACTCGTTCAGGTACAGGATGTAAGAAACCTCCGCCTTGACGGCCTTGCCCGTGTACTTGAGCGTTTTGTCGTCCCACTCCTTCAGGATCAGCGTGTCGTACCGCCGGAACCCTCGGTCGTCCTTCCTGACCTCAAAGGTCTTGTCGCCGGCGAGGATAGCCCGAAAGAATCTTGGCAATATTCTCAGTTCGTGTGTCTTCATGTCACTCCTCGTCCTTTCCGTTGAGTTCGTTTTGCACCCGCTGATAGATCTGCCTGAGCTTGGTCTGCTGCCCCGGCAACAGGTTACAGAATAACTTCCGGCTGATGTCGATGACAAAGCCTTTCTCGGCCTCGTTCATGGGCGCCCCGTCGAAGTTCTTCAGCATCCAGTCCATCATGTCTTGGTCGTTCACTTCCACTTGCCTCGCTTCAAGAACACCACACACCGGCGCTCCCAAGGGCCGGCCGAATGCGTTCCGGTGTACCCGGGGTAAGGTGACGTCGTGCATCGAAAATGATCGCGGTCGAAAACATCAGTGATGATCTGCTCTGCCTGTTTCATCCCGAGCGTCACAACCCGGTCGCCTACCTTGGGCTCCCAAAAATACCGCGTGCGGAGCTTGTGGAAGGTCAACACTCCAACCGCCAAAGCCAAGCGCAGCCCGACGATTCCCAGAACGACGATGATCGCGACGTCGAACAGCCGTTTCCAGTTTCCGACAAGCCAGTCCACGGCCATGTTTACGCTCCTTTGGGCGTGACTTTAGGTTTAACTAAAGCTGCGCGCAAAACCGACAGTTTGTGCGAGGCCATTGCCTTTGGGTTCGCCCTCTCGATGCGTTCCCTCTCCGCCAGCTTGTCGATGCACTGTTTGAGGTACTTCATCCTGTTTTTCTTCAACGTCTTGCCCATAAATTCCTTTCAATAAAGTTGGTGCGGCGGGCCGAAGTTTGGGCATGACCCCGTGGCTTCCGTAAGCCCTTTGCACGGGCACCCGCCGCTTTGCCGTATCTGTGCTTTTACGTGGAACTGTAATACGGCTTCCCCACGTGCTCGCGACCGGAATCAATACCGGCTGCCATGATCTCTCTTCTAAGCCCTTCCGGCGTATACACCGGCGCGTGATTGTAATCATGGTCGGGAACTTCTGCCGCAGCGTTGCCTTGGCTTTCCCTGTGTGTCGCTCCACACTTCACGAGCAAAAGACGGCGGGCCGGGGAAGGTCGCTTCATTCGCTGTACGTTACCCCGGTCTCTGACATACGCCACGAGCTTACCCGCCGTCTTCATCTTCACATGCCCATCGCTGGGACACTCGTCAGGTTCGGGCCATCGGCGGCCGAACGTGCCGTTTTTTTGTTAGTCTGTTCCTTGATGTCCTCGGCGACCTGCTCACCAAGGGTCTTCTTCACCTCGGCGATTCCTTCGACCGTCGTTTCCGAACCAAGGTGGCTCTGAATCCCTTCAACCTGCCCGAGCGACATCTCACGTTGCAACTCGTGAACTTCCATCACGCGCTCGTCAACTTTCTTCCCGTCGTGGAAGTACGTCACGCTCTTTGAGTTCCAGTCGTACACGGCTTCGCATTCAAGGGTTTGGCTGTCGCGGCCGTTGTGTGCCACGCGGAGGATCGCCTTGATCTTCTCCTGCTTTGACTTCTTGGCGGTGTCGTGGGTTTCTTTTACTTTCGCGAACTCTTGGTCCAACTCCTCAACTTCTGAGTTCAAGGCGCCGGCTTCCTTTACCAGCTTGGCCAGTTCAGGCTCTTGTAGTTCGACGCGAATCTCCCGCGTCACTGTGCGCCGTTCGATGTCTTCGGTTGGCGCCGACTTTGTTTTCTCTGTCATCTCTCGTCCCCTATTCGTGTTGCTGTTTTCAGGAACCGGTGGGCCAGTTCCATGACCTGCAAAGACGGCCTTGTAAGACCGCAACCCACCGATACTGCAATTCCGGCACACGCAACTATTGAGCGCCGGAAAGTTTTCTCACTCCACTCCGAATGCGTCAGCGATTTCCAAAAGCGTCGGACGCATGTGGTGAAACTGCTCTTGAAGCTCAAACTTCGTGATCTTGGTTTTTGCCACGCCGAACAGAATATCCTCAATCTCGACTTGGATCGTTTCTTGGGCCTTCAACTGCTGTTTTTCGCTGAACTCAGCCATCGCCTTGTCGTGCGCGGCCTTCTGTTCAACTGTCATTTTGTCCAGCGCGATGTCCGACGAGGGCGCGGCCTCCGTCAAGGAGTTAAACTTGCGGAAGTGCTTGGCGATCTTCGTGTACACCTTCAGGTCTTTTATGGTCGTTCCGCGACCCGGTGCGGGCGCCTCCATGATCTGTGCTACCAAGTCACACTGCTGTCGTTTCAATTCAACTGTTGCCATTGTTTTTCTCCTTCGTTTTGTTGAGTTTCTCTATTAATGCATCGGCCAATTCGACCGCGCCAGCGATTAGTTCTGTTGGTAAGTGGTGTGCACCGGGGATGGAGTTTGCCGCCAGCCCCTGCATCGCCATCGCCGCGAACAATTCTCTTTTTGTCAGTCCGCCAGTGTGTCCGTTTTGCGTCGTTGGAAACGCCGGTTCTTCGTTTCTCAATGCACGATCCTCCCGAACCAAATCCCGATGCTGAAGAAGATGAACCCAAATGCGAACACCAACAACAACGTCACTCTGTCTTGCGTTTTCATGTCAAAACACCGGCAAATGTTCTTCGCCTTCGGGCTGGGCCTCTGGCGCGGGCTGTTCTTTTGCGTTCGAGCGCAGCACCTGTCGCGCAACAACTTCCGTTGAGGTGCGGGTCTGCCCGTCCTTGTCGTACTGGCGCGTCTGAATCTCACCCTCTACGAACACGCCGTCGCCCTTTTGCCACGTGGCCATCTCTTCGGCCGTCTTACCGAACCCTACAACGCGGTGCCAAGTCGTCTCGTAGGTGCCGTCTTTCTTGCGCTTCGACGTGGCTATGCTCGCGTTCGCCCAAGTGGTGCCAGAGTTCGTAGTGCCGCTCTTGGCGGGCTGCCCAACGCGGCCCACGAGAACGACCATGTTAGTTGTTAACATCGGGCGCCCCTTTCTCTGCGGAAGCCCGGAGTTCTTCTTCACGGAGCTGTGCGAACTTTGTGCGCACTCCGTTCACTGTGGCCTCTTCAATCTCTTTGGTTGGGCCGGCGATCTGGTTACCCAGCGTGACCGTCGCCGCGATCAGTGCGTCGTACATCACGTTGAGCATGACCGTGAGGTGTTCGGTCTTTGCACCCGGAAGACGGCGCTTCATGTCGGCTAAGGTGATATTGAACCCCTTGACGATCTCCTGACAGAACCCGTTGGCGGTCGTATCGACCACGTCTTTCCACTCTTGTTTTTTCCCTAGCAATTTATTCAGCATCTCAGTTCCCCTTCTCGTTGAGTCGCCCGTTTTCTTGGGCAATCTGTTTTACGCGGGCTTCGATTTCTGCTATCCGCGCTTCGTTGTATAAAAACTTCATGAGTAAGGCCCGGCGTTCAGCGTAAGTGGTGCGCTTTGCCTCATCAGGTGAAGGCAGGTAGGACGCGATCAGTCGAATCTGCTCGTCGTCGGTCAACATACTGAAGATTCTCTGCGCCTCAGCCCTACGCCGAAAGCCCTCGTACCTATTATTCACTTGCGCACCAATCGTTTCCGCCCAAGCTGTTCGACTATCTCCCAGCCGAGGTCGTTGAGTTTCAATTCCAGCACTGGGAACCTCTCGCACATCTGCGACCATCCGACGGCATGTTGGGTAATGTGGTGAAGACGACACATTGAGATTAAATTGCTCACGGCATCGCCTCCACCACTCCCCCGGCTCTGAATGTGACAAGCGTCCCCCGGACGCCGACAGATCACACACGGAGCACCACTAATTGATTTGAGTAGGCTGCGATCCCTGAGCCTGTACTTTGCCATCGGTAAGGTACGCCTTGTTGAGTTCATCGGCCAAAGAAGAACTTGGCGCTGTCCCGACGGCGTCTCCGTCCCATTCGATGATTCCGATCCCGGAAAGGATGTCTGGGAACATGTCTTTCAGCGCCCAACTTCTTGCTCGCATTTGCAACATTCTCTTTGGGTATGACTTCCAAACGTCTTTCCCCCAAAGTCCGGCGCGTTTGGCGTCTTCCACTGAAAAATCACGAACGATTGGGTCAAATCCCGTGCGCTTGAGGGTACATTCTGCGTATTTTGGACTTAAGTCTTCATTATGGAAAAACACTTCCTTGATCGACTCTAAAAGACCGGATTTCATGACCAAAGACAGCGGTAAATCCCCAAATAGGCTCGGCGTCCCATTAATGACCGCTATCTTTCCAACAGAGGACATTGGAGGAAGACCAAGTTCTCGACAAATTTGAAGAGCAACCAATATTTTTTCCGGTGAATTCAGTCCTCGCGGCATCAGTCCGCTTCTGTGATACGCCGTAGCGAGCCGAAACTCTTCTTCAAGGGTTGAGCCAACTAGGACGCCATTGTCCTTGGCTTGTAGGGCGGTAGGTCTGGGTTGAGTCGTCGCCGGTAGATTGCTCGTTGCTCGCGCTGTCTCGTGTTCACGCAAGTTCGACACGCTCGTTGATTCTTTCGCGCTACCAGATTCGCTCCGCTCAGCGGATGTCCGGCCGGGCAATGCGTCTTCTTCTGATAATGGTGTCGGCCCTTCTGTATTTTGTCGCCCGCGTTGTCCTTGTGCGTCCCCAGAAAGAGGTGTTCCGGGTTCACGCACGCTGGGTTGTCGCATTTGTGGCAGACCAGAAGTTTTCCCAGTATCGCTCCCTTGAAGTGGAGATACGAGAGGCGATGTGCAAGATGAAGCCTCTTTCTCCCTTCCCCGATTACTCCGTACCCCTTGTTGGTTTTGGCCGCTATCCACTGCCAGCATCCCTCCGTTTTGCGCACCTTGCTCCAAAATCGTTCCGTCAGTTTCATAGTCTTCCCACTTCATGTCGTTTGCGATCTGGGCTTCACTTTTGTTTTCCGTTTTGTTTTCCATTGTTCCGTTTCCTCTGTGGCCCGAAGCCGCACCCGTAAGGCAAGAATTTGGTCAAACAGAAAGGTAATCTGCGTCCAGACGTGGGTTTCCGTCAACGGGGCTCCAAACTGTGTCTGGAACTCCTCGTGCATTGCCTTTCTCTCTGCCTCCAACTTGCTCACGTATCCGCCTCGGTCTATGGTTATTTGGGGTGCCCCGGCGGACGCGGTGCTCATAACATCCAAGCCCGCCGGAGCGATGTCTGGGCTCACTATCAATAGTCTGTTGAGACTGAACCCAAACCTACAAACGCCCTTGCAATAAAGCAAGGTATTATATTTATTTTTTCATTCTTCGTCGAAGTCTGGGACCGACACCCATTCCGGGACCGTCACTGGAATCGCCCTCTCCGGGTAAGATGGCCAGATGTTCACCTTTAAACACTCAGCGTAACGCTTGGTGAGCATCGCCCTCCATTGCTCGGCCGGCGCCAGACAACCCATATCGAGCGGGTAAATCATGATGCCGTAGGGCGGTTCCTTCTCGATTGCCACGATGGTCGAAGCCTCTGACTTGCTGATCCCAGCGACGCGCAAACAGTGAACATAGTGCGCCGCTTGGAGCGCGTACCACGGTGAGCGCGGGTGATTACTGAAGATGGCGTTCGTCATGTGCCCCGGGCGCGCGTCGATACTCGTCTTGAAGTCCACCAGAAACCCCTCCTTGCTGATGAAGTCGGGCCGGCACTTCAGCTTGACGCCGGTTTCCGGGTCTTCAACAACGAGCGAGGTTTCGCGCACGCCGCCCATGAGCATCTTGCCCAAAAGGCGGTGCGAGCTTATGGCCTCCAAAACACCGATGAGCATCCGTTCTTCTTCCTCACTGACGAACACGGCGTCACTCGGTTGGGCCGCAAGCCAGTTCTTTTTGGCTTCACGGGCCTCAGCCGATTGCGTGCTGTCGCGACCGTCCTTGGTCTTGCCGACGAACACGGGCACGCGCTTCATCTTCTTGAGAAGTTCGGGCCCGATCTGCAATGCGAGGTGTACCAGAGAACCAGCCTTCATCGCGTCCGTCGGTTCCTTCTTGTTCGTTTTGCTCAGCAGGTAATGTCGTGGGCTTCGGTAAAGTTCATAGAGATCGCCGGAGCGCAGAGCGTCGATGGCGTCGTACATCTCGTACGATAAGCCGCTGATGAGCTTGCCAACCTCGGGCTTGAACGCCTCGGTGGTTTCAACAGTGGGCTCCATCGCTGGCCTCCTTGTAAGTGCCGTCTGCGATCGCCTTGTGCGTCATTATGGTGTCGAGCTCTGTCTTATCGTTCGAGTGATCCTTCCCGCACGGGCACATCATCGCGTCGAACCGCCCGGGGCTGAAAACTTCCATCGTGGCGCGCACGGTCTGGTTGATGGTCTGGAGCCGTGTGTTTTCCAGCTCCAAGGCCCGAATACGCCGTTGACGAGTCTCCAGCTCCTCGTGTAGTATCCGGCGCTCATTGTTGAGCAGCACAATCTCGTTGCTCAACGGGTGACTGACCTTCAATACCCGAATCGTTTTTTTCCGTTTCACTTTGACCTTCCGTTTTGCCTTCTTCATGGCTCATTGTTCCTTTCTGTTTGATGATGAAAAATCGTTCGCCTTAGTGCACGTCAGGAAGTGGCTCACGTGGAACCCCTCGCTCACCAAGTCCGCATACGGCTGCCCAGAGAAGTCCTTCTTGACCTCGTACACGGCGGCTCGGGCGTCCAACGGCATGGTCTTGCCGGCCTTTGTCTTAAGAAAGATGATGGGCTTACCGCAGCCCTTGCACGGCACGGTATTCATGGTGCCACCGCCCGGCTCTCCTTGAGATTCCACTCGCCCTCAAGGAACCGAACCTTCTCTGGTGAAACCATCCTGATTCGCCCGTTATCCAGCTCAACGATGCCGACAGTCTCGCAGTTCCCCGTGGGATTCGGCGCTTTCGAGTACCTTGAACCCCAACGGTGAAAAATCGCTGCCCTCGTCGTGACCGCCCACTTGTCCGGCGCCCCGTCAACCGGGAGTTTGATCTGCACCTCAACCTTTCGGAATACGTGCTTTGGTGTGCTCATTGAAGCGACCCGCCTTTCAAACCGCGCTCGAATGCGGCCGTGTACCCGTCGTAGAATGCCTTATGAAGCCCGAGGGGCATCTGCTTCAGCATCCCCTTGAGCATAGCTCCTGCCATTCTCCCAAGCGCCCTTCCGACGTCGCGCGCGATGAGTTTCTCGGCTTTAGTGACTCGTTGTTTTTTCTTCTCAGCCTTCATGGTGTTCAACCCTTCAGCTCAGAGAGCATCTTCTCAATGACGTCGTGCAGGGTTTCGCTTCGCACCTTCTCTTCGCGAACCTTGATGCGTTCCGAATTGAGCAGCGTCTTCATGTCGTCGCAGGTTCTAGTCAGGCGCTCGACCTGCTCCTTCAGCGTAAGATTCTGCTTATCGCTTTCCTCGGCTTTGAGCTTCCAGCTTTCGCCTTCTGCTCTCAGCTTCGAGATGGCCTCTTCGTTCGTGATTGGGGTCTGTTCCGTGTCTGTCATGTTCGTTCCTTCCTGTTTTTTCCGTTTATATGAGCCCGCTCATGCGAGCCTTCCGCACTTCGCGATACAAATCGACTTGGAGCCGCATCAAACTGCCCATTTGCTTTGCGCAGTTGCACGCGGCGTTTACCTCTTCTGGTGTTGGCTGTTTCTCCGTCCCAACAGCGGCGGCGGATTTCATCAAGCCGTTCAAGTGCTTTACTGAGTCTCCGATTAAGTTCGTTGACCGTGAGATTTCCACGACGGCACTCTCGGATAACTCCGCTGAGTCCGTAGGCTGGATGCCAGCGATTGACTCGTGACTGATACCACTCTCGCTGCTTTCGTTTTCGCTCTGGGTCTGCCTTTGCACGTTCGTGTCTCCTTCGGTTGTACTGTTTTCGAAACTCTTCTCCTCGGCTCCAATGTTTCCGAGCCCACTTTGCGCGCTCTCGCTCTGGGTTTCTCCAGTATTGTGCTCTTTTTCGGGCTCGGGATTCGGCGAGGCTGCTATGATACCGCTGATGCGCTCTTCGAGCCGCTTGAGCCTTTCTTCTTTCGACAGATTCTTTGCTGCGCCACGCGCCCGAGTACCAGACGCGCTCGCCTTCAGGGATTCGAGGTGTTCGTTTGCGCACTTCATGGCCTCCCTCCGTTCCAATTCAACCCCGGGTAAAGAACAGGCCAGAGCTTCATGGGTGGTTGCAATTGGTTTCTCGGGTAGATGTAGATCGGGTGGCCAGCCTTCTTGTTCTTACTCACCCGGGCCTTGCGCTTGATTACCTCGCCAAGCTCAAACCCGGTGATGAACAGCAAGCTCGGGAACAGGCACACGATCACGTTGACGTAGTATTTTTCTTCTTTCAACTGATCCTGATTGACCACGAGGTTCCAAAACTGCGGGTCTGGTTCGCGGCAGCTCTTGGTTTCAATGTGCGAGCCGTTGTCGTTGGTCGCGTTCAACTTATTGTAGTCTTCTGTGTAAATCAGGTTCACGCGAGCGACACTCCCGTACAGGAGCCACACTGCGAGTTCACCGGCAACGCCGGCCGCGTGCCACTTGTTTTCAGCGTCTGCGGTCTTTGATGTCCAGCCCTGTTTTTTACCGTTGTTGTTGCGTTGCGCGCCCATCTTCTCACACCAAGTCGCCTCACCCGGACCGATGTTCACCGGGCACCAGTGCGGGTTCTCCTGCCAGAACATCTTGTAGTTGTCCAAGGTCATCAGGCTCATGCTTCACCGGCCGGTCTCAGTGCCCAACGTGCAAGGGCAACGCTGATCTCTTTGACGGCCTCGTCGCTGGCGTCATCGATGGTCACAGTTCGGCCGTCAGCCTCAATCACTCGGGTCATCGTGTGGTGCTCAGGCCCAAAGGTCAGGCTCTTGAGAAAGGCACGGCAGTCGTCAGGCTTGCGGAGGCCCCACTGTTTCATCGCGATTTGTCCTCCAGCGCCTTGAGTTTCTGATCTACGAGCGCGCCTACGCTCTGCGGCCCGACCAACTGCGGCCCTTGGCGGCTGGCGGCAAAAGAACAATCCGGCAGGAGCCGGCGGGCCTCGTCCACTCCGAGCCGACCGGATTCAACAGCCTTGCGCAAAACGCGCTCTTGCCCGGCCTTGTCGTGTCCCAAGGTCACCGTCCACTTGGTAGGCACACCGTTGCTTCGCGCGGTCACTAGGAGCTGTGAGTATTTTTCTTTGAAACTCATGCGAGCCGCAATCGGGTCGCCGTTGCAGATCAGCGGCAGGGCGGCCTCGTAAAACGCCTTTGAGACTTCCTCCGTCCAACAGGCCGACGAATCCTCCGTCATTGGACAGAGCGCCCAAGCCTGCTCGATTCCGGGCCGGCCGTCGTCCAACCGCTCGATGATCTCTGCGATGGTCGGGAACCTCTTGATCTCCAGCCGGCAGCGGCGCAAGGCTCCCAAAACCTGTTGCGCCGGGAAGCGCATTAAGTCCTCGGCCATCATCACTGCGGCAGCCGGTGAAACCCGGGCACCGCTGATCTCCGCCATCGCCTTCAATGTTTCGATGATTTCACTTGTCGACATTCAACCCGTTCCCTTTCGACGCCATGTGCTTTGCGGCGTAGTCCCACGAGTTCATGTTGCTTTGCGTCTGGTCAACTTGGTTTGCCTCCGAGCGCATCACGGGGCGGCCCCGAGCCCACTGTGTCCTCATCGCCTCGGCGTCGTGCAGGAGCAGCCCTATAGGGTGACACTTCTCAACGAAAAACGACTTATTGTGCTTCAGGTAAAAACTGACAACCTCGGGCGCCTCATTGCCGAGCCGCTTGCCGAGCTGTGCGATTTGCCCGTTCACCGTTGCATTGCGCACGGGCTTGGTCTTGTACCGCTGGAAGTACGCACTCTGGTAAGAATCCCATATCGCGCGGTTCAGGGCTGTGGCAGGCGTTTGCTTGGCCTCGGGTTCTACAGGGCTTTCCCCTTCAAACATGGCTGATTGAGCCGGTCCTTCTTCATTTTGTTTGGGCAACAAGCGCCCCAGCTCATCGCGCGGGCGTTGGGCTGAAACCTTCCCACCTTTGGCTCCGGCCTTTCTGCGAATTTTGATAAGCTCCATGGCTTCGGCAAAATATTTCTCGCTGCCCTTGATGTAGATTCCTGTTTTACGCCGTTCGGCAAGTCCAACTTCAATGAGGCTGTCGCAAAGGCCAAACCGCGTCCAGTCCTCCTCTGAAATTAAGTCTCTCTCAGGAACCCAGAACCGCTTGGCGATTCGGAGGGCCTTAGCTATAACCCCGGCCGCTTTCTCCTCGTCATCACCCAAAATCCGCGTCAGTTTCTGAAACCGCCGGTCCTCCCAAAGACCGTCGTCCAATAAGATAATCATCCCAAATCCCCCCTATGCCACTAAGCAAAGTGCCCTTCTGCTGGTGCTTCCTCGGGTTTTGCTTGGTCCCCTAAATCTAAGCTGTAAAGTCGTTAAGGCTTGTTTTCCTTGGTAGTCGTTCCTCCTACCAAGGGGCCTTTTGTCTTTGCTGTTTCCCCGTTTTGGTGACACGTATCCTAACGAGGGAAAACCCCCAAGGCGACGCTCACCACGGCCGAGGACGGCCGCCGTGACACCTGTGCAAGTGACAGCCTGCACATGGTTCCGCGAGACTTGACGGACGCTGCACGTCCGAACCCTCAGTGCTCTCGCAGAAAGGTCTTACGACCCCTCGCATCCACACTCGGCGCCGTGAGGTCCCTGTGGCGCCACTTCAACTCTCCCCACGGTCGTTTGCATTACCCCTGAGAAAGCCTTACTGCCGGCGTAAAAAAAAATAACCCCTCTCAGACCTTTTACGGTCTGCACGGCCAAGTGCTTGCTTCGGTAGATTAATGGTTGTGGAAGCGGCCCGAGAGGGGTCGACACGCTGCCCTGTTCCCAGAGAGCGTGCAAAATTGTTTTCTATCGACAAACTCATAATCTACCTTTTGCTCGCCAGTGCCTTGGCCGACCCACACAAACAAGCCGCTTTGTTTCGTTGAGGAAAGGTTTCGCTTATTTTTTACAGAAAAAAAAGGTTTTTTTTTGGCCAACGCCATTTTTTTTTCAAAGTCACAAATACAGCTTGCACTCCGATGGCTTACGGACGTAAGTTTTTTTGCATGGAAGCCATAAAAGCAGAGAAAATCAAAATCGTGCCCCTGAAAGACCTCAAACCCAACCCGTTGAACCGCAACAAGCACCCGCCCGAGCAAATCGTCAGACTTATAGAGATAATTCGCTACCAAGGGTTCCGCAACCCCATCGTCGTGAGCAACCGTTCCGGCTTGGTCGTGACTGGCCACGGTCGTCTGGAAGCCGCTAGGGCCATGGGTCTTGAGCGAGTGCCGGTGATTTTTCAGGACTACGAGGACGAGGATCAGGAGTACGCCCACGCCATCAGCGACAACGCCATCAGCATGTGGGCCGAGCTGGACACAGCCGGAATCAACGAAGACCTCGCGCGCATGGGCCGCGAGTTCAGCCTTGAGCAGCTTGGTATGCGCAGTTTTACACAGGAGATCCCCGGGATGCCCGGCGGCGGCCACTCAGAGCTCCGCGACGACCTTCCGAATGTTGACATCCAAGGGTCCGTGAACAACCGCACTGAAATTTTGGTCATCACGTTTGCCGACCCCGAAAAATACGCTGAGGTGCAACGCCAGTTGGGGCTCCGGCCCACACAACGCACCATCACCTATACCGAAATCGTCGACAAGTGGGAGCTGCCGACATGAGCGAGTACATGAGCCCGCGTTGGAGCGGTGAGGTAAGCGATTGCTCCATGCCTATGACTTTCGATACTTACGACCGCTGCACCTACGGGTGCCTGTACTGCTTTGCGGTTTACCAGAAAATCAACAGCAAGGGCCCGAACTACTGGCTTGAGCAGCCTGACTTCGTGAACCCCGAACGCATCAAGGCGATGTTCCGGCTTGAAAAACCCACACAGTTCGAGAAGTACATCCGCGACCGGATGACCATGCAGTGGGGCGGCATGGCTGACCAGTTCGACGAGAACGAGCGCGAGCACGGCGTCACGCTGGAGCTCCTGAAGTTCTTCCGGGAGATCAAGTACCCGATCTGTTTTTCGACCAAGGCGACGTGGTTCACCAAGGACGACCGCTACATGTCGCTCATCAAGGACGCCGACCACTTCAACTTCAAGTTCAGTATTATCAACCTCGACCCGGTGCGGGCCGCCGTCATGGAGGAGCGCGTGGATTCCCCACAGGAACGCCTCGCGGCCATGAAGCGCCTGAACGACATCAACCCCAAGGGAGGCGTCACCCTCAGACTGCGGCCGTTCATCATCGGCCACACTGACCGGCGCGACGAGTACCTTGACCTGATCCGTGCGGCGCACGCCTCTGGCGCGTCGGCCGTGACTACGGAGTTCTACTGTGTTGAGGCCCGACTGAAACCCTCTGAGCGGTGGCGCTACAACCGTGTGTCCGAGCTCTGCGGGTTCGACGTGTTCGAGTTCTACCAGAAGCACAGCACCGGCTCCGGCTACATGAGGCTCAATTATGAAGTCAAGAGGCCTTACGTCGACAAGATGAAGGCCCTCTGCGACCAACTCGGGATGCGCTTTTACGTCAGCGATGCCCACCACAAAGAGAAGTGCTCGAACGGCTCCTGCTGTGGCCTTCCTCCGTCATGGAATTACTCACGAGGCCAGTTCACCGAGGCCCTGCTGATCGCCAAAGAGAAGGGAACCGTGCGCTGGTCTGACATCAGCGGCAAGATGGACCACCTCAAGCAGATCAATTACGCCCGGGCCGAGGGCTTCAATACGGCGAACGTCATGAACCGAGCCACGCGCGGCCGGCAAACCCTGTACGATTATTTGCAAGAAATCTGGAACACGCCGAACAACCTGAAGTCACCGTACAAGTACTTCGGCGGAATCATGAACCCAACGGGCACGGACGAAAATGGCGACGTGATTTACGAGTACCGGCCTAAGCCCTGTCCTTCATCAACTCAGCCAGAATAAACCCCGCCGCGTTACTGATGTCCGCCTGACACTCGTTGGTGAGCTGGTGGACGTCTTCAGGGTTCAAGTTTTTCTTGATGTTGGAGATCTTCGTTTTGCGCCCCTTGAGAAAGGTTTCGGTCTGGGTATCGTTCCGGGCTTTGTGGCGCGCGGCTTTGGTTTCTTCCGTGCACTCCAACACGAACACCTTGATATCCAGTCTTTCGGCACACCAGCTTAGAAAGCTCAGATTGCCGAGCCGGTCTCCTTCAAAGAAGATGTTCCACTCGCGCGAATTGAATATGAGCTGGTCGATGTAGAGCTGCACCTGCGGCTGGGCCGCCATGCTGAACTTGTCCGTGCCGCAAAACGTGTCGCCGTCGTTGTAGAACCCGAGAACGATGATCTTCTCGTCCATGTGTTTCGTTCCGTGAACCAAGCCGCTCTTGAAGGGCATCCCGGGCGATAACCGGCGCATCATCTCGCGTACGATGGTTGTTTTACCGGAGGCGGGCTCACCAATCATAGCAACAATTTTCATGTGTCAATCTCCTTGTTGAAGTCGTTTTCAAAACAGGGCCAGTCCCGGTGCATCATGATGACTTGCCCGGTCAGGCGATAGTGGTTCTGTTTGCGTGGGACCAAACCCGGGTCGCGCGGGTTGTCCTCAATCCGAAGGTGCGGCGGTAAGTACCAGCGGCGCGCGTCCCAGAACAGGCTGAAGTCCTCAGCGCCGGCCCAAGCCTCCTCGGCGGTCTTTATCCGGTTGTAAAACATGTCCATGTAGACGTTCGGGTACCGGCGGTTTTCGCGGTGCCAGCTCTTGTAACAGCACAGGGTTGATTCCAGCGTGAAGTACCCGACGTCGCGCTCATCGATGTCCGGGTTGCCGGTCAGGCGCATTCGCGCGGCGTTCAGGAGCAGGTGCCCCTCGGCCTTGAGCCAGTCGATGATCTCTTTGTTGTAACCACGGAAGGCCGGATTCAGCGTGTCGTGCCAGTCGAGGTCGTCGCGGCCGTTGACCTTACACAGCCCGTTACGGTGAGACTTTGAGCCGTCGATGTCGTCCAGAAAGAGTTGGTCGCAGTCGATGTTCAGGCCCATGATGCGCAAGTACTCAAGATAGGAAAACGTCGAGAGCCGGCCGAACAACTCGAACCCCATGACGTGCCGCCACACACGGCGGAAGTTCTCGTCCTCGTCGGCGGTGTTTGCGAGCTCGCCCTCGAATAATTCTGTTTGACTTTTGCCGCGCAAGTTCAGCTTGTAGCTCATCACACACTTCTCAAATTGGTTCTTGACATAGCGGCGGTCAGTGTCCCACCCGAGCTTTGGGTAATTCTCACGGAACCAGCGCGAGAGCTTGTCGATGTTCAGCACCTTGAAGTCAGGGAACCGCTTGAAGATCGTCCAAGTGGTGACGGCGTGCTGGCACAGCCCGTTGATGTACGCGAACCAGTACCGCTGCTCCTTGTCGAGTTTCTGCGTCTCCACGATGTACGGCATCATCTGGTACACGGCGCCCGGGTGAGATCGGTACTTCAGGTGGAACTCGTAAAAACGTAAGAACGTCTCTCTTCGGTACTCTGGGAGGCGAAAGTCCATCCCCTTCTCAAGTTCCGTGACCTCGTGCGGGGCGCCACGTCCGGCGCTGTGAGGGCTACTTTGGTTGAACATATTCGTTGATCCTCGTAGGGAAGGCACCAAGCCTCGGAGCAAGCAGGGCACGCATGTTCTCGGCGCGGGGTTTGGACCCGACGATCCAGAACACGCTTTTGTGGTTGAGGAGGGCCGGAAGTTTTTCGCAGACGTAGGTCATCATTTTGCCTTCATACGTCGGGTGAAACTCGATCCCCTTGTAGGAAAACGGCACCTCGGTCTGGTAGTCGACGTACCCAGTGGTGTGCAGGTCATGGTGGATCAGCTCGTAAAGGGGCTCGTCCACGGTGGCTTCATACTCAGATTGCACGTCAGGGTGTGAAATATAGTCGCGCTTGAACAGCCGGGTCGGGAGGCCCGCCACCCGCGAGATGATCTCAAGGCGCTCCTCGATCAACTGGAGCTTGGGCGGCCCGATGCCGATCAGGTACACGCGTTTCAGGTTCTTCGGCCGAAAGCGCGCGAGCCCGTAAAGAATGCTCACCGTCGAATTGCATGAGCCAGACGGGATGACCAGAGTTTCCATGTCGTCAGGCAGGTTACGAACCTGTTCAGAACCAATGAAGTGAAACCGCTCGATCCGCCCGCCCGGGTGGCTATGGTGGTCAAGTGTGATGCCGTACTCAAGGTAAAAGTATTGTGAGAGCTCGGGGTCGGTTTCCTTGAGGTCGCGCACCTTCTTTTGCAGAACGGGGTTGTAGGCGATGTTCGGGTTGATGGCAAACCGGGCTCCGAACCACGTGGCCATGGCGACGTTCTCGTGCCGGATGGCGGCGTCGGTGTTCGTGGCGCCGATGACGTGCAAGCTCTTGAGCCCATAGTGTGCCGCGATTGCCGAGCCCATCGGGAGCTGCGGTGACTTCACGGAGGTGCCGGAGATCATTCCCACGGCGCCGGGCTCCTTCAGGTACTCGGTCACGAGCCAGATACACTGCCGTAACTTGCTGCCGTTGATGCCGCCGTAGCCCAGAGGAGCGAATTTGTCCTCCCGCTTGAATCGGAGGTTGCCAACCCCTTCAACCGGAGTGAGGTCGAAAATACGCTCCTCCCAGCGGGATTCTGAGCGATCAAGACTGAGTGTCTGGAAGATTGTTTCCACACTTCTCCCAAAGAGGATCGCCGGTTTTGCGGCGCTTGGCTTGCTCAAGCTCCTCTTGCGCAGATTTGCAGCGAATCATGGCCTCGCGATAGTAGTAAACGATAGTACAGCGTTGGGCGTCGGGCGTGAGCGGTACGATCTGCGTGTTGCCGTGCCACTCGTGAGGGTCGAACAACAGGAGGTCATAAGTGTCGAGCTTGACGGCAATTCGCCAGTTGGGCAGCACGAGGTCACCGCCCTTGTAAGCGCCCTGCCTGATGGCCGAGATGCAACTGAACCCTTGGGCGAGGTCACCGGCGTCTTTGTGGCAAGCCGTTCTGAAGTTCTTGTTCACCGTCATGGTGGTGAAGGCCGTGTCAGGAATCAAGAAGTCAGGGGCCGTCCGCCGTGCGTAGTCCTTCTGGTACTCGTACCGGTCGGGAACGTGCTCGGCAAAGAGGCGGTCTACCTGTTTGACCATCGGCATCAGGGCGTTGAACTTCTCCGGGTGCTGAAGGTTCCAAGCACAGGCCCGGCAGTAAGGCATCCTGACGGTGCGCTCAAAATAACCGATGATTCCAGAGTACACGCCCCAACCCTTCGGCACGCGCTGGGTCTGCGACCGGGTGCCGTCTTTGCGCATCCGGCCCTCGCTCTCAATGCCGGCGGCCGTGCCACGGTTGTCGGAGTTCTCGTAGTACCCGTGAAGCACAGACCATGCGTTCTGAACCAGCAGCGGTGAGAGGGCTTGTTTCAGGAGTACGGCCAGAGGCGAACCATCGGGGCGCTCGACGCGCGTGGTTTCAGTGAGCAGGACGTCGTAGTCCCGCTCGTCCACGAACCTCATTCCCCAATCTTCGCTATTGGGCTTTGACGGTAGCCTTATGAGCTTCACGCACTATCCCCAACAGAGTGTCCGATATATTGTCCGTGCCGCGCACGGTTTGCAACGCTTCGACCATTGAAACGAAGTCCACGTAATCGTCCATCGTGAAAAACAACTGAAGCTGTTTAACCTGCGTGGAGCCAGAGGCCATAGTTTTTTCTGGCATCATTCCGGTGTTCGGCGAACCGATGTCAGCCGGGGCCGGGATTGATCCGTCTGTCGGCGAAACAAACGTCGCGGCCAACTGCGAGAAGTCAACCTCCGGGAAGTGAAAGTTGGAAACCATGTCCTCGTAAGGGATGTCGTTCTCGCGCATAAACTGCGCCAACGAATCCTTGGTCAGTTTGCCGTACTGAGAGGCCGCCGCAAGCACCTTGCGCTTGGCTTCGGCATAGCTTTCGGCTTCGACCACAGCGACCGGGATTTCGGGAATCGTCCAGCCCTCGATGGCCTTCATCTGGTTCAGGGTGAACACGCGCTGGTGGCCGTCGATGATGAAAAACTTTCCTTTGTCCTTCCAGACGTGGACAACGAACGAGAAACCGAAATCGCCGAGCGTCTTACGCAGGGCCTCGTACTCGGTGCGTTCAAGGTGTTTGAGTGAGCCCTGAAACGGCTCTAATTTTTCGAGCGGGAGGGTCTGGCTGCCCTTCACGGTGATCTCAAGGGTTTTGCCCGCGATTTTACGCCGGGGCGCGCGTTCTTTGGTCGTTTCTGTTGTCATGTTGATTTCCTCTCATCGCGATCATAATGGGTTCCGAATGGATAGAGCAAGGGGTTTTTTAAAGGTTTTTTTCCTTGGTTTTTTTAAAGGGCGGGCCTAAAATGAACCCATGACCACCAACCAAATCTCAGACATGAAAACGCAGATAGCCAAGGCGACCCGGGCGCAACTTTTGAAGGCCCGCAGCATGAACGAGATGGTCTGCCTCGATGCTGAACAGCATGCCGATGTACGGGCGGACGCCCTGATCTGGATTTCCAACATTGACACCGCGCTAAAGACACGGAAGGAGGGAATATGAAAACGAAAACTGATAAGCGCCAGCAGTTTCTGGACTGGGTGAATCGCACATTCAGGCCCGAGAGCGCGAAGCACCCGGTCGCTTTTAAGACCGCTGACGGCCGGTACGTCGTCACGTCGGAGTGTTCCGCCATTTACCCGAAGGATGAGCAGGACGAAGTGGTTTCGATCTCGCTCCCGGTGGTCGACTATTATGGTGAGTACCGAGGCGGCTACGCTTGGATTCATCCCAAAATTATTCGGAAGGCCCAAGAGATGCGGCTCCACATTGAGTGGGAGAACGCCGCCTGCATTAACATCTACGAGGAGTAAAACCATGAGAACCACTATGTTGACCGTTTTTCTGATGTTCCTCAGTGCCCCGGCCATCGCCGGGATGTACCACGAGGCCGACGTCATGGAGGCTCTGACCAAGGGCCGGATGTGCGACAGCAGTGTGGTCGGGGACCGCCTCATCAACTTCGACGAGGACGTAACCGAGGACATGCTGTTTGAGGCCGTCACCCGCGAGTGCAGCAAAGAGCTGATCGAGAAGTTCATGCTCAGGATGAACCGGGGTCAGTTCCTCAAGGTGCAGAAGATGTTCGCGGACGCCATCAAGGTGCCGGACTTCCGGTGGAACGATGACCGTGGCAACCACTTTGCGTACGCGGCGGGCGTGTTGTTTGCACAGGCCGAACTCGGGTGCACGAAAAAACAGGTGACAGAATACTGCCCGTTCCGCGACAACCTCCAGAAGACCTTCGACGAGCTTGAGGCCAAGGGTAAGGCAGAGGCCGCAGCCCGCCCCAAGAACAAGATTCCCGACGACTGGTGCCAGATGCTCAATCAGCGCGACCGGGCCCAGCGGGAGATCGCCAAGCAAAAGGAGATCGCCAAGATCAGCGGTGCCTTCGACAAGTCTGAGGCCTACCGCTGGGGTCAGGAGCTTTACAACGTGAATCAAGAGCTTGCCCCACGCGAAGCCATCTACAAGAAGAATACCGGCGGCAAGAAACTGAACCTTGACCTCTGTCCCGCAACGATTCGCTAACCAAACCCGATAACCCATAAGGAGTACACGTATGGAAAAATCGAAACTCGGAAACAAGAAGCCCCAAGTCAAACCGCCCGTCTTCGGTGATCGCGACAGGAAGGTCACCATGCGCAACGCCGTTGCCGACGCCATCAACAAGCTCGTCGGGCAGCTCAAGCAGAAGGAGATTGAGATCGCGCCGATGAAGCGCCGCCTCGCCTTCCTGCGCACGGAGCTGGCACGCCTCAACCGGGCCCCGGGAAGCAACAAGCCCGGCCCCGCGCCCAAAAAACCCGGCCCGAAACCCACGACGAAGAAGGTCGCCAAGAAGGCCGGCCCCAAGAAGGGCACCAAGCCCAGCCCGAAAGCGATGGCCGCGCTGAAGCTGTACTGGGAGAAAAAACGGGCCGAGAAAGCCGCAAAGGCCGTTGCGACACCGCCCGCTGCACCAGAAGCAAACAACGGAAACAAAGCAGCTTGATTTTTGCTGGTCACGGTGGCTGGACGAACACGGTCACCGTGATTTCCTTTTGAACCACTCGGAACAAAAGGCCCTTTATTTTTCCAAAGATTTTCCTTTTATTTTGCTAAAGAATGAGCTAAAACTAAGGGCACAAGTGCAACTTCTGCACGAGAACGGTTGGCGAAGCTCCGGCCCATGACTGTCGCTAAAACCGGTAACGCAAATGGGCCAACAGGAGCAATCCACATGAAGCAAGGTAAGAGCTTGATTGAGCTCGCACAAGCCCTCGAAGACATCAAAACCAACGCCAAGGACTTCTTGGTGCCCACCGCCCGCCTTAAAATGACCGAAGACAACCAGATCGAGTTCGCCAACGGCAAGACCAGCACGCTGTCGCCGAATGCGTACTCGCACGGGCAGATCGCCACGTACAGCGGCGTGCCCAAGGCGTACTACGACAAGCTGATGAGCGAGAACCCGAAGCTGCTCACCAAGAACGTGAACCACGGGTTCGAGAAACAGGCCTCGACCATCGGCAAGAACGGCAAGCCCGAAACCCGGCTGATTCGCGCCTATGGCGACAATGTTCGCGCGTTGTTGTCGTCGTCGTATCGCCGGCTGGACAGTTACGACTGCTGCCAAGCGGTGCTCCCGGTGTTGCACGATGGCAAGTTCGAGGTCGTCAGCTCGGACATCACCGAAACACGGATGTACCTCAAGGCACTGACGCCAAAACTCACCGCTGAGATCAAGAAGGGCGACATGGTTCAGTACGGGCTCGTCATCAGCAACTCAGACGTCGGGGCAGGTTCGCTTCGCGTGGAGCCGCTGATTTACCGACTGATCTGCACCAACGGCATGATCTCCAACACGGCGATCAAGAAGTTCCACGTTGGGCGCAACATGGCGGCCGGCGATGATGTGCTTGAACTCCTCAGCGACAAGACGATGGCCCTCACGGACAAAGCGTTCTGGGCGCAGATTCAGGACATCGTGCTCGCCTCAATGAAGCCCGAATTGTTCGAGTTCGAGGTGAACCGGCTCCGCGAGGCCGCCGATCAGCGCATCAAGAATGCCGACATCCCTGAAGTGGTCGAGCTGACCATGAAGGCCGTGAACGTGGACGGCGAAGGCACGAAAAACAACATCATCCAGTACCTTGCGAATGGTGCGGACGGTGCGGGCCTGACCAAGTGGGGTCTGGTAAACGGCATAACCTATGCCGCCCAAGACGAGAAGATTGGCTACGACAAGAGCATCGAGCTGGAACGGGCCGCCTCCAAGATTTTGGAGTTGAACCCGAACCAGTGGCGCCGCATCGCTGAAGTGGCATAAGTGAAACTCAGGGGCCTCGGGCGCAAAGCCCGGGGCCTCACCCTTTCTACGGAGGTCAGTATGACTCTGAAAAAACCAAGGTACACACCTTCCCCGTGGCGCGTTAACTGCATTGACGGAAGATGGCCGGGAGGCGAACCGCTTGTCCGATATGAGATCGTGGACGCTGTTCAATCTGAGTGGCACTGGAATGAGCGACTCATCACGGCTGCACCACTTATGCACAAAGCACTCGATAGCTCGAAGCGAACTCTTGAGACAGTCCTCCCGGTGCTTCAGTTCACCAGTTCTGGCGCGTACGCAACGATCAAGGAACTTATTGAGGCCATCGAAGCAGCCTTGAAAGAGGCAGAAGGGCGGACAAAATGAATCCGAGCGAGGTCAAGGTTCTTTGCCCGAAGTGCTCACGCTTAGTTCCGATGCGCGGATATAACCCAGAGAAGCACCTCTGCTCCGTCTGCCTGCTGCCCGAGGCCCCGCCAGAGGTCTACTCCGAGCTGGACAAGATTGTACGGGAGGAACTCAGCCGGAGTCTCTTAAAGCCAAAGCGGAGGCGAAAATGAGTTACATCGATATCCAAAAGATGTTGGTCCGCGTTCATCGAGTGGTTTTGGTTCCCGAGGGATGCAATTGGCGACGAATGCACGCGCACCCGGACGGGACTCGGAGGGTCTGTAAGTGGCACTACCGGGAGAGTTACAAGGCCCTGTTCGACCTCCTTCATGAGATCGGCCACCTTGAGACGATGACCAAAAGCATGGGCCGCACGATCAGCGAGATCAAGGCAACGGAGTGGGCCGTAGACCGACTTCGCTCTCTCGGGATTACAGTGAAGCGGCGGTACGTTCATGACTACAAGAAGTACATCACGATGACTCACGACCGCGCCAAGCGCCGGGGTCTGAAGGCAAAGATCTCCAGCACACTGATTTTGAGGGAGGAAAAATGAAACGCCTACACTTCGAGCAGGTTCTGGAGCAATTCCCAAAGTTCGGAAGATTCGAGATGAACCTGAAAGCCAAGGAGAGCGCCAAGTACCCGCTTTCGGTGTTGGCGAGCATTCAGGAGAGGGTGGAGCAGAATTACCCGGACGGGATTCCGAGCGGTGACTTCGGAACGGTGATGACGCCACGGTTTTCGTCTTACTGGATTTACTTCCAGATCACCGGGCGACCCATCTACAAGATGGCCCGGGAGTTCTCGCACGAACTTTCCAAGGTGAAGCTCGACGTCGCCACGGGGAACATCCCTTACGGGCTGCCAATGTTTTGCGTTGAATTCCCAGAGGACATGCGCTTCGACTTGGGCGATGAGAAGTTTGCCCATTGCGTTTACATCTTCACCACGGAGGAGCGAGGAACCACCGACGATGGGACGTTGGCCAAGCGGTACATCCAATTTACCATCCCGCTGTACGACAAGGACGGCAACCTGACCCTTGAGATACAGGAGTTCGGTGTTCCGGTGACTGATCTCGCTCAGACGTTTGAGCAGGCCGCCGAGAGGGCTCACGGACACAGCACCATCAACCACATGAATCGCGACTTCGTAAACTTCTGCCTGAATTGCTTGCTTTATATCTGCTCTGGCGACCCAGACCTGCGCGACAATCGCGCGCAAAAACCGCCGCAGACTCGCAAAGCCAAGCAGCTCCGCAAGTGGCACCGCGAGCACAACACCCTCGACGTCATGCTGGTGGGCTACAACTTCAAGAAACCCATAACCTACAACGTCGGCTCGACAACGGTTTCGGGTCACTTCCGATGGCAGCCCTACGGCACTGGGCGGCAGCAAGTGAAGCTGATCTGGATTGACGCCCACGAACGACACTTCAAACAGGAGCAGAGCGCATGAGCGATATAGTGGTAAGACCAATGACCGATGAAGACCTCGAACGAATGATGATTCAGGAGCAACTTGATCGAAGTGAGCACGAGCTGACGGAGGATGACCTAGCGCCGCTGCATCGGTACGTCCAGAACCGGATCGAGCCGGGCGACTTTCTGATGGCCGTACTCTGCAACGACTTGAAGGAGGCCTGTGGCCGGGCCGACAGTAGGAACCGTAGACGGATTTTTGAGTACGTCAGTTGGCTTTGGAACGAGGCGCCGAGCACTTGTTGGGGATCGCCTGCGAAGGTGGCAGCGTGGCTCTCACGAGGAGATGCCGCATGACACGCTGGAAACTCGTCATCGACAACACAACGCCGGTGCACCAGTTCGTCATTCGCGAGGTGACAGACCCTCCGTACATCGGGATTGAGATTGCGCGCGTCAACCCGGGGAACATCGTCTACCGCGAGAAGCATGGCAAGCTGATCGCCGCCGCGCCGGCCATGTTCGATCTTCTCCAGAGGCTGACGCATTACTTTGATGGCTTAGAGGGCCCGTACAGCGACATGAAGCGGGACATCGTTGATGTTCTACATCTCGTCGAGGAGGAAGCATGAGAAGAGTGCGCCCGCTGACGCTCTACGAGTTCAACATCATCACGCGCGATTTTGAAAGGCACGTTTGCGCGGCCGAGTGCGCTCCCCAGTACGTCAACGACGACAGCTTCGGCACCCGTTGGCGTTGCCGCTCCGACGATCACGATTGCTACGGCTACGACAAAAGAAAGAGCGCCAAACTGCGTGGCGTCTGTGACTTGGAGCGAGAGATTCACGAGTTGCAGAAATTGCTTATAACCATGAGAGGGCCGGACACGGCCGAGGAGAAAGAATGCGAAACATCGAACTCAGCGCAGCCGAACTCAACATCCTGCTGAACGCCTTGGACGAACTCCACGGCACACAGCGGAGGATGGCCACAACCGTTGGCCTTGTTGATCCCGAGCAGGTACGGCGAGGGATGGAGATGGTGATGGTCTTGCGCGCCAAGCTCGGCGTTTTGGCGTTGATCGAAACAGCTCAAAAGCCGCCAGAGGAGGGCCAACATGAACGGACTTAAAGAGTTCCTAGACGTAAAGCTCTTGTCAGCCAAGTTGAAGGCCGCGTGGCAGGCAAAGTACGGCATCGAGGTCATCGAAGTAGATCAGTGGACTTCAACGGGCGACATCGAACAGCAGATCTTCAGCGTTGTTTCAATTTTCCCTGCGGCAATCCACGGCGGAGACAGCGAGGCCGCCCGTGAGCTAGGCATCGACATGTTCAAGATGAAACGGGTAAGGGCAGAGGATTCGCCACCCATGGCTCGCGTGTGGTACGTAGAAGGTGACGACGGATATTGTAAATTTTGGAAGGCCACACATGACAGTTCAGACTAAGAAGAAAGCGAAACCCACGAAGAAGGCCGAGCCCAAAGCCGCCCCGGTCGTCGGCGAGAAGGCCCTCGACAAGCGAATCAACACGCTGATGAACGACCCAGACCTCAAGGATAGTGACTTTGTTCTCTGGCTCAAGAGCCGAAGCGCCAAGAAAGGCTAAAGTCCTTTATTTTTCTCTTGGCGCCGCACAGGGTTTTCCTGTATGTGTCTGTCTATGGACACGAAAGGAAAAACCAAAATGCAAGTTCAGACTACGAAACCCGACCTCACTCCGCCGATGGCGGTTCTCAACCCCAAGCGCACCTTCACCACGGACATCGACGCGGCGCTCCTTGACCGCGTTACAAAAAAACGCAAGGCCCGCCGGATCAAGATGTGCCAGATCGTCGAGTGGGGCCTCCGCATGTGGGAAGCCGAGATCGAAAAACAAGAAGGCAAAAAACGCTAATGGCTGGTGATGGACCTGCCGCCGGGCGCGAAGCGGGCCTCTTCTTTGAGGAGGTCTTCGAGCGTCAGGCGCACTCCAATGGTCTACTGGTTCTCAAGAACCCGCCCGGGGCGCAATACTGCGGCAAGGGGCGGCTCCGAGTTATCTTCAACAATCTTGACTACTTCCTCGGAACGCAGGCCGGCCGCGTAGCCTTCGTTGACTGTAAATCGTATGAAAAACACTACTTTACCTACTCAGAGATCAACATCCGGCCAAAGCAGCTCGAACGCGCCGTTCTCCTGAACGAGCACCAGATCCCGGCCGGGTTTGTCGTTTACTTTCGCAAGACGGGCGAGATCGTCTACTTCACAGGCTCCCAGATTGCTTTAAAGGGCCCTAAGACGCGCTTTACGGCGGATGAGGGGCTTCGGCTGGGTCGGCTTGAACAGTTTGATCTCCGGGCTGTTCTGAGCGAATTTCACCCTATCGGGAAGGCCCGTACACAGGCCGCCATCGCGTTCGGCAGACTGGACACTGTTCGTTCTCGACCTGAACGCTGAACCCACACCCGTAACAATAGTTGAACAGGATCGTTGGCTGAATCCCGCGCTTGTCCGGCTTTTGGTTGGCCATGTCCCGGGCCTGCTGGTCGGTAAGGTATGGGAACTTGCGCTTCAGGGCTTTCCAGTCATCGCTCACCGGCCCTCGATGTCGCGGAGTTTGTCGCTTTCCTCGTTGGCGGCAGTATTTTGGCCCTCAACGGTCTTGCGGGCGGCCTCAACCTCAGCCTGATTGGCGGAGTCTTGCGCACGCTGAAACCACGGCAGGAGTGTCCGCTTGAGGAAGTACAGCGCAATCACGCCCAGCAGCGCCCCGCCAACGTACAGGATGATCTTCCAAGTGGCCGGCAGAGCTAGTGACACAGCAGGTTGCTCCTTCCGGCGTCAGAGTATTCGATTTCACAGGTGGAGCCCCAAGTCGAAAACCCGCTGTCTATCGGTAAACGCTCATAACCGGGTGCCGTGATGAAGATCTTTGCGATCCCACGGTACTTGGTGACGCGCTCTAAACCGGTGCCATCGGTCCACTTGATGGTAAGCAGCGCCATAACCTCGCCATCCTGCGCTTTGCTCCACGCCTTGGCGCCGAAGAAGTCAGCCCATTTTATGGTCACGACCGAACCGCTTGATGCGCTGTATTGTTTGTGAATGTCGCGGTAATAGACGTCTGCCTCTGCCCCGATTATGGTCTTGCCCTTTGGGGCAATGAGGTTCCAACCGGAGGTAATTGGTGAACCGGCGGTGAAGAAACAGGCGTCCATACCACGACCGGGAACCGCGCCACACGCGGTATTGAGCAGGGCGTAGTCCCCGGAATCAAAAGCGTCGGGGCTTGGATCGACCTTTGTGGGCCGACCCGAGCACCCGATGGCGAACGCCACGATGAAGAGCACGAAGGATAGGAACCCGAGCGTTCGCGGATTGATCACGTTATTTCTGCTCCATGTCTGGCAACGCGGGCTTGCCGGGGAACAGCTTTCCGTAGCCGAACTTCAGACCATTCTGTACGGCCTGAAATACGCCATTGGCCTTGACTTGCGGGATGTAGCTAAGGGCTTCGCTCATCAGCCACAGGCCCATGAACACGGCTGCCCCACCGGGGCCGCTCACGAACGTCCAAACATTCATCACCATTTGCATGTCAGTTCTCCTTTACACCAGACCGTACTTGCGTAGGTTCTCGGTGTTTAAAGCGAGGTACTTCTGTGTACCGTTGACCTCGGCTCCAAGCCAAAGTGCCTTGACCGGCGCCTGCCGCCAGTCGAGATGCAGTCCCCCAAGCTCCTTGCCTTCGAGCTTCCAGTTGGGGTAAAGGCCAATCCCACCAAATTTGAACCGCGTGGCGGCCATGTAAAGATCGAACAGTTCGGCGCGCGACTTCCCGGGGAACATGATGTCTGCGGCCTGACCGATGTAGTGCTGAGAGCCCTTGACGTGAATCCCGCCGGTGCCGCACGTCACCAATATGGCCGTGCCGATGTGCTCCCTGTAGGCGTCAAGCTCGTACAGGAACCACTTCTCCATTTTGTCGGGATTGCCCCAGTTCTCGGTCCGTCGAAAAAATTTGAGCCCCGTCCAGTCCTCTTCGGTCATTACGGGCATCGGAATCCTCCTAGAACACGGCGGCTTCGACGGCCAGAACTCCCTTGGGTTGTGCGATGCTTCTTTTGGTGCCTTGATCGATGGTGATCTTGATGTCCTGACTGTCGCCGGGTTCCAATGCTGCTGTATCGGTCTTCGTCAGCGAGCACTCAAGTTCTCCTCGGTCGGAAGATTTTACCGTTGCGCTCTTGGTCAGGGTCGTGTTGTCTGCGTTCTTGAACGAGACAGACGCCGCCGTCAGACCGGTCAACGGAAACACTTTGCCGGTGTTTTTGTCCAAGATGGTGATGACAAGGTTGATGTCAGAACCTTGGACGATGGTAGCCAATTTGTTCACGGGGCTCATGGAATATCCTCCTGAATGTCGATTCTTGCTTCAAGTGCCGTCGCATCAAGCTCGGCCACAATCTCTTCGCTCCCAACGCCGACCATTACTTCAAGTGCTAGGGCCTCAAGTTCGGCGGTGATCTCCAACCCTTGGGCAACAGCAACAGAAAGTTGTCCGCTGATTTCAAGTTCGGCAATGACTTCGACCTTGTTTTCAATGGTTGTTGGCGTGAGGTCGGCAGGGAGTTGAAACGAAATTCGCTTGTCGGCGACGTGGACTTCTGTTGGCGAGAAGATTCGCGCGATCCACTCGCCCTCTGGGTCTGAGGTTGTCGTTGGTAGGGTGGCCTCATACAAGCCTTGAAAGCCCGGCTCCGTCATCTCAGCCATGGGCAGGGTGGCCGCTATGCTCAAATCTGGGCGAAGCACGCGGCAGAAGACGTCCGTAAGGCCGGACACCATGTTCTTCGATTCGTAGCAGATTCTGAACGGCACCCCAAGATTTGCCAATCTTTCCCCTTTTGCTCCATCCTACCTGAAGTTGGCCGAGAGGCCCAACAGTAGAACCCCTCGGCCCAAGCACTTCAGACGTTGAGCAATATTAGACCGCCATGCCGCCGGAGTATACCCGGTCGGACAACGCCTTCAGGCTGTCGGTTCCAGTTGCGAACCCGGTGCCCTTCACCAGACCGAGGTCGGTCAGGGCGTTGCCTACGGCCGTCTGAATTGCCAGTTGCAGGGTGTTGGCGGCGGCCAACCCGATGGTTCCATCGCCGATTTTGTCGGTCTGGACCTTGATCGCGTCCTGCACTGCCTTCGCTGCCGCAAGGCCATACGAGGCACTGTTGATTTTCGTCTGGATGTCCGTGGTCTGCGTCAGAACGCTCTGCGCTGTCGTCTCAAGGGCGAACCCGCTTGCCGAGACGTCCGTTTCGAGCGTGGCTGCACGACTCTGATTGAACGGGCTGCTGCTCACGGCGTACACGAACTCAAACAGCAACTCTTCGATCACTGCGGTCGAGGCCACAACGAGGTCGATGTGGTAAACGCCGAGAGCGTCGCGAACAGCCGGGGCCGTTCCGCCGCTGTAGCCGGTTAACATCGCACCGCGATCGGTTCCCGAAACGTTCTTCAACGAAACGAGGATCGACTGTGAATCCGGGTCTGCCATCTGCCCTTGGGCGTTGAAGATGCGGACAGGGATTCGGTACGTCTTCGAGCCGGAGGTCGGAACGACGAGGTCGTCGGGAATGTCAGCCGAAAAACTGACATTGTTCTGAATTGAACCGACGGCGCTCTGAACAGACGCGATGGCCGACATGATCGACGCAAGGCTGTTCGGACCAGTTTCCAAGTCACCCTTGACGGCCGTGATCTTGGTGTTGCTGTCCAAGCCGGTTGACTTGATCGAGGCGATTTCTGTGTCCTGAGTACCTAAGTGAGTATTGATGTCCTCAAAAGTCAGGTCAGATATCTTCTCCTTGTAGGCGGCGGGAGCTGGTTTTGTCGCAGAATTGATAACGGCTTCGACCGTATCCCCGACAACCGCGCCCCAACCAGTGAGGGTTGAAGCAGCAATGTCAACGTAGTAAATGCCGGGTGCGTTCGTGGCGTCGAGTTCTGAAAGCGTCAGGGCAGAGCCGCCGACCGCTTTCGGTACTTCGTTTACATAAATCTGAGCCTTTACGTTCGCTAGTCCTGTGGTGAACTCTCTCGACGAGTACAGTATTCTAATCGTTTTCAGTGCCATTTTAGCTCCTTGTTTTTAGGTTGTTCGTCCAGAGGACATTGCAACATCAGATTCAGTATCCTCGACATCAAAGAACTCATCCGTGACCTTGTCGGATTCTGTGTACACCGCAAGGCAATGACGTTTTGTTGGAAGTCCGCCGCTCCAAATATATCGGTAGAAACCTGCGAAAACTTCACTGAGTGCCGTTGACGGCAGCAAAACTTCCCCGGTGTGTCCGTCGTACACAGTCACCGTCACACTGAGTCCAGAGACCGGAAGCCCTAGCTGAATTTTTCGGTAAACCAAAGGGATGTCGTCGTTGATCTGAACGATCATAGGCCGACCTTTCCAGCTTGAATTTTCAAATAGAGCTTATAAGGCGAAACCATTGACAGATCACCAAGCGTCTCTTTGTCGAGCACCTGTTTGGGCAGGGTTCCGGCCATCTCAGTGCAGATTTCCGAGGCCGAAGACGCCCAACGGTTCACGGCAGGGATAGGAATGTTGAACAGTTTCCAGATCAAAGCCCGCCACATGAAGTAACAAAACGCGCCGTAATCGTAGTTTTGGCCGTCGTACTGCGGAATGAGCCCCTCGTAAATGCGTTCTTCTTCTTCAAGGGGCAAAGGGATCTCGACCGTGTACACTATTTTTGCTGACCCAGACGAAAACCTCTTGAGCGATTCCATGTGAACGCCAAGCAAGTTCGAGTGAAACACGAGAAAGTCGTCGAACACGATGGCGAAGTGGCTCACCGGCTCATTCAATCCCCAGCGGATGAGGACCGAGAGGGGAGCTGAACTCTTCGTCCAAATGAGCTTCATGTGCGCGCCATCCCCAAGTAGTCTTGTATTTTGTGACGGAAGTCTGTGATTTTCGATTCAGTGACAACGACGCCGTCTGGAACAATATTCGCCACCTCATCGAGAGCGACGTAAAGTGAGCCAGAAAGCAAAGCAGCTTGAACGTCGGCGGTCACTAGCATCACCTGTTTGACCTGAGCAAGCGTCAGGCCAGAAACGATGTTCGAAGCGCCGTACTCTGCCATGAGGTTCTTACCGAAGTCCATTGCAGAAAGAACTCTGGTCTTGACGTAGCCAACCATGTCGGCCTGCGGGCTCGGTGTTCCTCCGTTGAAAAACGCCTGAAGCGCCGCCTTCTCGTAATCCGTCATCGCGGCCGTTGCGGCGTCAAACTCAACCTGCGTTCTGATGATCTGCCCGTTTATGTTGATCATGCGACCTTCTCAATCTTCAGGACTGCCCCAGCGCGAATCGAAACGGCCGTGCCGGTTTCTGACCTGATTTGAATTGCCACGGTTCCAGCGACCGAAACCGTGAATGCACCACGCCCCGTATTGACGGCGTCCGCGTTGGCCGTTGCTGCAGCCGTCGATGTGACGTTGGTCGTCGCCGTGAGCTGTTGATATTGGAACGTAGCCGTTGTTCCATCGGCGGCCTGACCCAACCACCAACGACCAAAGCACTGTGACAACGTGGCCGTGACAGCACCAATACGAATGCCCCAACCGGTGGTAGTGTTCGTGGTCTGCATCAGAGCGTCGAACTCCCACTTGTAGACGCCGGGCTGAAGAATAGGTGTGATGAGTTCGGTGACGTTCGCATACGTCGTGGAAGTGGAGCTCTGGACGATTGTCGTGACTTCGGAAACGTTTCCGTCGAGCTTGGCCTTATCTGCTCCGCTCATTAACCCAGAGGCACCACCAGAGACCGCATCTGGGATGATGTCGCTCCCACCAGTGACGTGATTAGCGGCGTGAGCAGTTGGCGTGCGGGCGTCGGAGAGCCGTGAATCATTACCTTGGCAAACGGTGCTCACCGCCGATCCGAACGGAATTTCAGAGGCGAGGTGCTTTGAGGCCGCCGTCAACGAGGCATACCCGCTGGCCGCACCCTTGCTGGCGGCGTTTTCGGGAGTGAACCCGAGCGCGTTTTGCTTGGCGTTCCAAGTTGTTTTCTCGGTGTCAGTGACGAACCTGAATGATGCCGACTGAGTGATGTTCGCGGGATTCGTCGTATCTACGTTCAGGACGTTGCCCAGACCGATGGCGAGCCTGTCCAAGTTCTGCCACGTCTTATCTCCACGCCAATATTGGGCCGTGCTCCCTGCTGTGATCGAACCCTCTTTAGCGTTAAGGGCAGTCTGTGTGGCCGTGGATATGGGCTTACTGAGATCGGTCGTGTTATCGACGTTTCCGAGGCCAACAGAGGCTTTGTCGTGGGCTTGCCACGTCTTGTCGCCCCTCCAGTATTGCGCGGTTGTCCCGGCAGCGATGCTTGCCTCTTTGCCGTTCAACGCCGTTTGGGTCGCGGTGGAGATGGGCTTGTTCAGATCAGTGGTGTTGTCGACATTTGCAAGACCTACGGCCGTCTTATCGAGGAGCTGCCATGTTTTGTCCCCGCGCCAGTATTGGCTCGTGGCTCCCGCTGTGATGCTGGCTTCTTTCCCGTTGAGAGCTGTCTGGGTCGCTGTGGAAATTGGTTTGCTCAAGTCGCTCGTATTGTCGACGCTTCCCAAGCCAACGTCTGCCTTCGCGAGTACGACCGCGCCCGTTCTTCCGGCTACGCTCTGAACAGGTGCGGCGGCGGCTGCTCTTATGTTCGTGAAGTAAAGATTTGTGCTGCCCTCTGGGACGGCGTCAGTGCTGCCCGGGCTCGGCGAGATTTCGATATAGGCCGAACCGCTCCATCGATAAGTTTTGTTTGAGTCCAAGGCGACGTAGATTTTTGCGTTCTCACCGGTGCCCGGGAATGCCGCAAGGTTTGCGAACTCCAACACGTCATCAACGAACGACGGCAAGTAGATCGCCGCGATCTTCGAGGTTGCATCGAGCGGGCAAACCCCGCTGGCTGCGCCCTTCTCCGAGGCATTGAGCTTCAAGCTCAAAGCTGTCTGAGTTGCGGTCGAGACCGGCTTGTTCACGTCCGAAGTGTCGTCGACGTTTCCAAGGCCAACGGCGCTCTTGTCTAGAGTTTGCCAAGACTTATCACCGCGCCAATATTGAGAGGTGGTTCCGGCGACAATCGTCGGCTCTTTCGCATTCAGTGCGGTCTGGGTGGGCGTTGAAATCGGCTTACTGAGGTCGCTGGTGTTGTCGACGTTCGAAAGCCCAACTGCGGCCTTGTCTAAGGCGGCCCAGATCTTGTCCCCGCGCCAGTATTGAGCCGTGGTGCCCGAAGCGATGGCGGATTCTTTGCTGTTCCAAGTGGTTTTTTCGGCGTCCGAAACAAAACGGTGCGTGGCGTCTTGGGTGATGTTCGCCGGATTACTGGTGTCTAGGTTCGGCACGCTTGAGAGGCCGACGGCCGCTTTGTCCAAAGTCTGCCAGCTTTTGTCGCCGCGCCAATACTGGCTCGTCGTTCCGGCCGAGATCGCGGCCTCCTTCGCGTTCCAAGCCACCTTCTCGGCATCTGTCACAAAGCGATGTGTCAGGTCTTGTGTGATGTTCGACGGGTTTGTGGAATCTGCGTTCGGTACGTTGGAAAGACCGATGTCGGCCTTGGTGAGAACGACGTCCACGCTGAGGGCGTGACCGTTGACCGTCCGCGAGACAGGCACGGCTTCGGTCGAGGCCAAGAACTCAACCTCAGCAAGAGTGTCGCCGTCTTTGCGCCAAAAGGTTCCGTCCGGCTTAATGTAGAGGCCGACGGTGCCAGCCGGAGGATTGATTGTTGGGACTTCTTTTGTCAAAACTAGATCGCTCATAGAACTCTAACCCTTCCATTGACGACGAGACGCCCGCCGGCTGCTATCGTCAGACGCTGAAACAAAATCATCTGCCTGTGCAGAGGAACGGTGTATGTGCCTTGAATGTAGTCCGGTGGCAGGCTGCCGCTGGACGTTCCGGGCGCCGTGTCTCTGGCCTCAACGATTGCGGCCTTGACGCTGGCCGATGAAAACCCTGCCGGAGCGTCAGAAAATGTGATTTCTTCGGCATCGAGAATCTTATTTGACGCGCCCATCGTTCCTCGCTGTAGCCTTCAGTCTACCGGCCTATGGTGGCGCTGTAAAACGGCAAGTTCTACCGTGAAATCTCTTTACGCAGCGCGATTATCTCGGTCTGAAGCGACTTTACCTGTGTCTCGACAACATCCCGCCAGTATTCATTGAGTTCGTGAATCTGCTGGAACAGGAACAGGTCAGCCGGACGAAGCTCTGATGGCAGGTCGTGCTTCCGGCACCAGTAAACAAAGGCCATGCACGCCTTGCGCTGTTCCTCAGAATCCCACTTGATTGTTTCTAGGAACTCGTTCATTGGCCCTTCTTTCTTAGGCTTATGGCCTTTCCAATCTCTTCCAGCCCGGATTCGATCAGCTTGATCTTCCCAAACGCCTGAACGACGTCCTCGTTTACCTTCTGGACGGCTTTGTACAGGGTCTTGGTGCCAACCACAATGGCCGCGATCTTCTCCTCAACCGTGGGCAGCCTCTCAAGCCTCGGGGCCAGTTCCGACATCTTCTGGTAGGTGAAGTCAACCTTCGGAATGATTGAAATCACGTCGGCGTTCATCTCGTGGACCTTAGTCGTGAACTCAACGAACAGCTCAGAAGTCTTGGTTTGGGTCTTGGCCGATTCTTCTTGAACGGCTTTGTGGACGTCGCGCAGTTCGTCTTTCACCACCTCGAACTCTGTGGCGATGTGGTCGATGCGCTGGTGCATACGAATGTGAGCATTTGCATTGTCGTTGTATGTTTTCTTCAGGAAGTAAAGCACTGCGACGCCCAAGAAGGTCAGGATCGAGGTCGACCCACCGAGCATCCACCAGAGAATGGAGTTGTTGATCAGAATGCCGTCTTCGTGCGCCACGTTTATGCCTTCAGTCTCACCCTAGCAAACGGGTGGTTCTCTCCAAAGGGAATAGAAAGCATTTTGCCCACGGTGCCGTAGGTGTCGTTGAACTTCTTTCGCCAAAGGGCCAGCGCCGGGTCGATCTTCGGGCCGCGTGCCACCCAAGACATGAGCAAGGTCATCATCTTTCCGCTGATGTCGTCGCTCTTGGTGTCGAGCTTGATGTGTTGGGTGAGGAGCCACTCGTCCAAATTTGAGAGAGGTTCTTTGGAGCTGCACCGGTAAAAGGCCGGGATGCCCACAAACTTCCCGTGCCATGCCGACCACTTATGCCTGATCCAAGCAAAAGGGCTTCCAATTTGGAACGGCATCGGCTCGTTGTTATAGCTCCAATTGTGCTCCGAGCCGTACTTCAGGATCATCTCGGCGTGCGAGGTGTGCATCAGGAACGACGCCGCGCACACGCCAACGTAGTCATCTCGGCTTTCGAGGTCTGTTTTGGTTGGTGATCGCTTCAGGAGGCCGTACTCCTTCATGCATGGCTGGACGGTTTGGCAAAAGCGAGAAACATCCTCTGAGGTGATTTCGCCAAGCTGGTAGAGGATTCCGTAAAAGAGACCGGCGTGTAAAAGTCCATTCCCCGTTGAATCAATAGAAGGATCGCGATCCCGAGTCACAAGACCGCGATCCATGTAGTGTTCGATGATCTCAGTCTTGAAACCTTCCAACACCAAACTCCTTTACGCCTTAGAGAACTGGTGCATGTACCCTTGGATGCTTGAGTTGTCCCGAGTTGACACCCTGCCGAGCGTTGCCCTGAACTGAGGCTCCGTTCCCGGCGTTGTGAGGTTCAGCTTCAGCTTCAGGATCTGGTCGTAGCTATCCACCACGGCTTGGTTGTTGAAGCGCGGGATGTAGGCGGGCTGGATAAAGTTCTGACCAGCGGTTGGGCCTGATTGGCCAACCCGGTACTCGCCCAGAATCTCTGTCCCAAGGTTCATAATGCCGGTGATCGGAGGCTGAGATTTGTAGCCAGAGAAGGCAAACGAAGTTGTCCCCTGAGCAAACTTCACATCGCTGATTTTTCCATAAAATTGGTAAGCCGGATTTGACACTGCGCCAAGACATAATCCCGCAGAGCTGGCTGTTGCGGTTACAGTTTGTTGCGATGAGTAAGATGTCACCTCAGTGAACGTCGTGAACGGGCTAGTCTCTGCTCGATAAAGACGACAAGTGGTCCCGTCGTATACGACTCGAACTTTGTGGGGCGTTAAGGGCTCAGTCTTATCATTGGCTTGGATGGTAGCGGTAGGTGCGTTTCCACTTGAAATAACAAATGACAAATACCCGCTACTCAGAAAACCCCAATGCCAAGCAGTTCCGATGGTATTATAGGTCGAAAGTATGACCTGCGCGGTAGGCTGTGCTCCGGGAGAAGTCAGGCCACTCAGATGAATCATTGCTTCCATCACGAATGGTTTCCCCACTACCAAATTATAAATGCTACAGTTATTATACAGGACGTATTGGTTTGAACCGTTGAAGCTCATGCTTCCGTTTTGAAAATTCGCATCAGGTACGTTTACGGTAGGCGTCCCAGCATAATTTGGAGTGACATTGGAAAAACCGCTTCGATCCTCCGCTCTGTTTGCAGCGTCCACGACACCAGTGGTTACGTTGATTCTTGCACATTCCACGCTTCCCGGAGCTGTGGTGAACACGAGATTCGGATCATACTGACTCGGCGCATACCCCGCAATCACAGGAGAAGTGAGAGCCGACTGGGTTCCACCGTTACCGAAACTCAATACGCGACGGAACGGATGGCCGACATAAGGACGATCTGCATCAGCACTCATCAGTGGCGTCCTTCGACTTACAATCGCCGCAGTCGTGCTGTCAATCAGTTCGATCTGTGTCTCTTGGTCGTGAATATTTTGACCAGTCCATGAAACAGTCGAATGAAGAGCCTGACCAACGTGCGTGACGTACTCGCCGTTGATTTCGAACAGCAGGTCGTGCGTACCACCCAAGTTGGCCCATGCCAAGGTTCCGGAGTTGTAGATTACAGCACTGCCCGATGCGTACGCGCTGGTGTTTGACGCATGAAGATAGATGTAGTTTGTCGCGCTTGTCGGATACGTCGCCTTAATGACTAGCCCATATGTGACACCAGAAGTGATTGTGACATTGGCGAAGTTAAAGTAAATCCACTGCCCACCACTTGTTGAGCCACCGG